CCGCAGAAAGCAAATTATTCGCGGCTGTGGTAGCTACGATAAATGATGTTGGTGTACCTACTCCTGTTGTTTTCCACGTGCGTACTTTCTTAGCAGGATTTCCGCTTGCATCAAGCCAATTGGTTGATCTTGAAATAAATGGATTAACCAATACTTTCAAATTAGCAGAATTATTATTGACAACATCACCAATAAAGAATGACTTTGGTGGGCCCCCTAAAGGATCTGCAACTCGGCGCGAAGCATCGAGTGAACCTACATATGATTCTACCAGTACTTTGTCAAGAATATTTGTACCAGATCCGGCATAAATCGATTTACGTACTTTAAACAAGCCAATTGCAATTGCGTCATTGTAACTTGTTAAGTCAAATGTAAAGTTCGGAATTGATTCTAGAATCTCAGAAACAGAACCAGGCAATCCTGTGAATGATGCACTAAGTGCAAATGCAAGGCGTGTGGAATTAATGGTACTGAACGCAGTCGCGCTGCTGACTGATTTTACATTGATTACATCTGTATAATCTGTCGCAGGATTTGATGCTGCGTTGTCGATAACGCCAAGATAATAGCCTTCTTGGACATTATTTGTCATTGATCTTGATGTGTCAACCACAATCATACCAGCCTGTCCTAGATTATTAACATTTGTTAAATTATTGTATACAGAGCTAAGTGTGGTTGCTGAAATAGAAGCAGACCAACTAATATTATTGTTGATAATATCAAGATATTGATCATTTGTTAATTCAATGTGAACAGGTTCTGCTAAAACATATGTATCACCTGCAGAAAGTGTAATTACAGTACTTGCTGCAATATTGGCTGCGTTGTTGCTCGTAACAGAACTCGTGGATGCGATAATAGGATAAACTAAAGCGCCATATTTTTCACCATAACTGCTACCAGCACCATCTCCGTATGGAATTCTTGTAGCAATAAGATTTGCACCGGAATTTAGATATTCACGGCATGTGTGATAAAAATATCTTTCAGCTGCGTTTGTAGGTTCGCCATAAACTGATTCAAATTCTGAAAAGCTGCTAATAGTAATAGGTTCTTCAGTTGGACCTTGGTTTGCATATCCAAGCACCCATGTATTTGTACCAACTGTCGGTTCAATACGTAGGGTTAAGTCGCGTTCTCTGATTTCTACTCCTGGTGATTCGATTGTACGTGCCATAATTACAATCTACTTACATTTTTCTTATCGGGGGTTTTTAAATTAGTCGCAATTTTGTGTAGAATTGTCTACAACAGGATCATTTACAGTATCAAAAGAAGTATCGCATATTAAGTCAGCATAAAACTGAGAATACATAAAGCTGAAGCTGCAAGTAACTAATCCATCACTTTGGTATGACCATTCAACACCACCAAGAAATGTAGGGAATGCATTTGTGTATACAAATTTAATTGTCTGTGCTTTTTGATACTCATCTAATGCATATATTGTAAGATTTGTCTGGTATCCTATTCCAGGCATTCCTCTAACTATCTGTCCTACATTTTTAGCATCATATATGCCATGCTGATCGTCGGATATAAAATCAAGCCATTTATAAATAAACCAATAATTATTAAATTCATTGTCAATTATAAATTTTACGGTTATAGGTTCTGGCGCAGATTTACTGTGCTGAGAAATTGCAAATGATTGCCCACCAAATCTATCGACTTGATAATTGACATTAATGCTTGGTATTATAGATCCATTGATCGTATATTGCATTGAATTGACATTAAGCAATTTTTGCTCTCTGGCATTTTTTGTTTTTAAATGTCTTAATGCTGGTGGTGCATCAATAACCAGTAAAAATCTATCTACTGTTTGTTTATTTAATGGACTAGAAATCATATAGATATTTATAATCCTCTTCTGTAAACGAATCTGCTGTATTGAAGTAAACAGGCGACGCATTATAGTATACAGGATCTATACTTTGCCTTAGTTCACTTAATTGCATTGATTCATAGAACATATTTGGGTCTGTTAATTTAGAAACCTTACCATTACGATCTCTATCATATACATCAAAGTATTTTTCTGCAATGCCGTTCTCAATAGAGAAAAGAGCCCATATCATTGCCATTACTCTATCATCCCAAATATTTTTACCGTTGATCTTTTTCCAAATGCCGTTTGAATGTTTTACAAAGGTTCGCATTTCTTCGATTAAACTACCACTTCGAATATCTACACATTTCAGCATATGCACCCAATAGCGCATATTTAAAACAGCATCATGTCTTACATTTGTATGGCTAAAAATTCCTCTTCTGGTGAAGTCTGCTTGTTTTGAAGGCAAATAATCTATTAATCTAGTATAATGATAATTTGAAACTAAAGTATCGACAACGGTGCCGCCCATATTATTTCTTTCAATACCAATTATTGGCATGCCCCATTGCAATGCCATTTGATATAATTTTCTTGTAAAGGTAAGAGGTTCGGCTGTTCTATTATGATATTCGGCTACTTGTTTGATCATTCCTAAATCAGTAATATCAAATACCTCAACAACAGAAGCGGCTTCGCCAATACCATCGGAAACGTCTACACCCATTACATATACTTTACTTTTATCCGGGAAATCATATATTTTATAATGCTCATCATCAAGCTCCATAATAGGATCTTGAACCTTGGATCTCAATTCTTCTATAAATTCTTCATCAACAGAACCACCCCCAGTACTAATAAATTTGTTATCATATTCTTGCGCAAATGCTTCCTCATCACCGTTTAAACTAGCAAGCATTGCTTCTTTCCATTTTTTACCACGACCAGGAACATCAGTCCAATGAATAGATTCTGCATGCCATTGATCATCTGTACTTTCCGGATCTACTGATGTCGCTTTTTTATAAATCTCATAAAACATATTATCAGTGCCATTTGCAGTACTGACTACAAAAATTTGCGATGTTTTGGATGAAGAAATCGTAGCAGATATCGACTTCCAGAATTGCGACATAATATTCGGAGCAATAAATGCCATTTCATCGACGATGATTAAATTAGCAGCTTTACCACGACCTGTATTCACCGATGTTGTTTCAACGGATAGATAAGAACCATTTTCAAGCTTCATTCCAGTTTCGCCCCATTTTTCAACACCAGGCTTAATCCAATTTGGCAATTGTTCATACGCCAATTTTATACGACTAAAAATTTCAATAGCAGTATCTTCGCGGTTAGCAGCAATAACAATACGTTGATGTTTATTGAAACAAGCTCTCCATAATGAGTAAACACACATTAGTGTACTTTTACCAACCTGACGAGATGCTAAAGTGATAACAAATCGGTGTTTACAAAGAGATTTGAGAATTCTTTTTTGTGCAGGATACAACTCAATTTTTTTAATACCATCGTCTACATTGACAATAATAAAATAATTTTGCGCGAAATGAATGAGGTCTTTTTTACTACGAGCAATCTCCTCGATCATCTCAGGAGTATAATCGTGTTTTGTCTCTGGCAATGGAAGATTCTCATTGTTCAGATAATGTGTTCTTTTTGAAATCATGTTATATTTGGCGGTGCTAAAAGTTGAGTAACTCTTTGTGCTGTTAATATATTTCTTGCTACTAATATTTGCATGGCATTAACGACTCTAGGATCATCACTCCATACTTCGGATGGCCATACAGACAGCGCTACTAATAAATATTTAACCTCCGCCTCATTTCTCGATACAATAGATAATTGCTCTGCTTCTGTAAATTCTCCCCAAAAATGAGCAGTGGTTGGCCATACTTTACGATTGGGTGGTATTGGTTTTGCTATTAATTCCCAAACACCTTGACCCCATACACAATCGTGGATTTTTGGATCATATTGTGGTTTATCTGGTAATATAGCAAATCTTGTTGCTCTTGGATGATTATTGGCTACCCAAGTATTCCATGTACTCGCATTTACTTCATGCAGACTATAGTCGGTTGTGTTGTATATTGTCATGGTATTAAATTTGGATGGCTAACAGTTGATACATTTGTTTCAGTTCCTATAGTAAATTGCAAATTGACTGGTGTTCGATGCCTCACTAACGGGGCATAAAATTCTAATGATTGAGGTGCAATGTATTTTGGTGAAAATCCTTTAGCCAAAGCAGCGACTTCAGCATCTGATAATTCTGCACTCCAAATAGCAGCATCTGCAAATCCTCCAGGTAAACCTCTATCTGCGGCAGATCTATTTCCAATGGTTAATGGTGCATTTGTATCACTTGTTCGTGTCCCGCTACCTGTGCCATTTAAAGCAAGAGCTGCTGGTGTGCCATTTATCCAAATTTTTGCGTTTGATGTTGTACCCGGGAATGTACCATCCCAATATCCAGCAACATGCTGCCATTTATTTGTTCCTGCAGACAAAAGAGCTGTTTGGGTATTAACTATATAGTTTGAAAACGAGCCTACTACACCAATAGCAACACGGCCATCACCAGCATAAAAATACATTAAATATCCACCAGGGGATTCTTTGGCTATTAATCTTGGAAATGTTCCTGTTGTAAAACTAACAGGTCTAATCCAACAAGCTATTGTAAATTTTGCGATATTATCTAACGGCGATGCTCTATATGAATATGTTAATCTTGAAGTATTTGAATTACTCAACTCAATAGCCATAGATTATGAAATGGGTTGTAATACCGTCGCTTGAACAGCAATCAGTTCGACGTCACCTCTTGCGAAATCATTATTGATGTCGCGGCGAATACGAACTCTAAAATAATCATTAGCGGATAATGTCGACAATGCTGAATATCCTAATGTAGTTGATGTGACCTTTGATACACCGGATGTTGTAGGCACTGTTGCACCAATGATAGTGGCAGAATTGCTCCAAATCATACTAACCGAATCAAGGCTGCTTAAATCAAGAGATTGCGTATCGACAATCCATCCGACCGTACAAAGTGCATTTGTTTCCGTAGTGCAAGACCATCTTACAGCAATTTCCATGCCCCCTGTGAAATTTGTACTAATTGGAATTACTACAGGGAATATAGCTGCATTTTCTGTTGTTTCAGTAAAGTCTAATACGTCAATACCTCCTCTTGTATCAAGTGTTGCGAAGTTTGCAGATGGTGGTTGATTGTGTCTTGGAAACCATGTTTTTAATAACGTAGCACGAGCACTACTTGTAGAACCACCCCATGTACTGCTATTAGTAGTTACAGTTGTATATACATTATTCCAATTTGCACTATTAGCTGTAAGGTTAGTATACGCTTGATTCCAGTTGCCGCTGTTAGCAGTCACTGTATTATTGACCGCAGAATTGCTTGTACTGGTGCCCCATGTACTACTATTAGCAGTTACTGTTGTGTACGTTAAATTCCAATTACCACTATTAGCAGATGTTGTACTGAAAGCATTATTCCAATTACCACTATTGGCTGTAAGATTAGTATAGCTTTGATTCCAATTACCACTATTAGCAGTAAGGTTTGTATACGATTGATTCCAATTACTACTAGTACTTGACAATGCTGTATAGCTTTGGTTCCAGTTTGAACTATTAGCAGATGTTACATTGAAAGCATTATTCCAATTACCACTATTGACTGTAAGATTAGTATAGCTTTGATTCCAGCTTGCACTATTAGCAGATGTTGTATTGAAAGCATTGTTCCAATTACCACTATTGACTGTAAGATTAGTATAGCTTTGATTCCAATTACCACTATTAGCAGTAAGATTAGTATAGCTTTGATTCCAATTTGCACTTGTGCTTGTAAGGGCCACAAATCCTTGATTCCATCTTGCACTATTGGATGTGAGATTTGTATATGATTGATTCCAATTACTGCTATTAGCAGTAAGATTAGTATAGCTTTGATTCCAGCTTGCACTATTAGCAGATGTTGTATTGAAAGCATTGTTCCAATTCGCACTATTAGCAGTAAGGTTTGTATACGATTGATTCCAGCTTGCACTATTAGCAGATGTTGTACTGAAAGTATTATTCCAATTACTGCTATTAGCAGTAAGATTAGTATAGCTTTGATTCCAATTGCCACTATTAGCAGTCACTGTATTATTGACCGCAGAATTGCTTGTGCTGGCCCCCCAAGATGCACTATTCGCTTGTACAATTGAATAAGTCGAATTCCATGTTGCACTAGTTGACGTTAAAGCAACGTATGATTGATTCCAATTACTGCTATTAGCTGTAACAACATTATTAACTGCGGAATTACTAGCACCAATACCCCATGTGCTGCTATTTGATTGCACTGTTGAGTAAGTTGAATTCCAATTACTGCTATTGGCAGTAAGGTTAGTATAGCTTTGATTCCAATTGCCACTATTAGCAGTCACTGTATTATTGACCGCAGAATTGCTTGTGCTGGTTCCCCAAGATGCACTATTCGCTGTTACTGTTGAGTAAGCCGTGTTCCAGTTACCACTATTAGCTGTAAGATTTGTATACGATTGATTCCAATTAGCACTATTAGATGTCACTGCATTATTGACTGCAGATGTAATGGGACTAGTACCCCACGTGCTGCTATTTGATTGTACTGTTGAATATGCTTGATTCCAATTACTACTAGTGCTAGACAATGCTGTATAACTTTGGTTCCAGTTTGAACTGTTGGTAGATGTTACATTGAAAGCATTATTCCAATTTGCACTATTAGCCGTAAGATTAGTATATGATTGATTCCAATTTGCACTATTGGATGATACTAAATTATTAATAGCAGAATTTCCGGTGCTAACTCCCCAAGATGCACTATTCGATGACACCGTCGAATATACTGAATTCCAATTAGCACTATTAGCAATAACAATATTATTAACAGCAGAATTGCCTGTACCTGAACTCCATGTACTACTATTGGCTGTAAGAACTGCATATGATTGATTCCAAAAACTACTATTGGAAATAACCAACGAATTGACTGCAGGATTTCCAGATCCAATACCCCATGTTGAGCTATTGGATGTAAGAGTGGTGTATGCTTGATTCCAATAACTACTATTGGAAATAACCACTATAGAAACGCCCGGATCTGTTGGTGCAAATACTTTAACATCCCATTTATTAAGAGCAGCATTATATTGCCAAGTATTCAATCCGAATGAAACAAGCTGACCATCTGTTGCTGATATTGGAAATTGCAATGCCATGTATTAATTATTTACTTCAATGCCAACCGAATCTTATAGTATATAAAATGAATTATAATGGCTGTAATCATTATTCGATGTATTTTTAATCAGACTACAAAGAAAACTTATGAAATTCACATAAGTACGTTACATACATATGAACGCCAAATTGAAACAACTTTTAGAAAAGCGTAAAGCAATGAAGAAAACCGGCAAAGGTAACTTCAAGCAAACAACCGCTACAAAACTTCCAGATCGTCCAACACCAAAGAAGGGTCCATCTGGCGCTGGTCCTGAAGGTGTTAAAACACCAGTCAAGCCGAAAAAAGTCAACGAATCAGTACCAGCTTTTGGTTCTAGATTTAATAGACTATGGGAACAAACTCTAACAGAGAATCAAAATTTCTTAGCAGAAGACGACGCATCCGATCTATACTATGAGTATGATATGATGAACGATGAAGACTACGGAGATGCTGATATGATGGGTGGAGAATCAGAAGGTGGTGATAATGTTACACTAACACTCGATAAGCAAACTGCTCAAATGCTTCTTGATCTTTTGCAAGCCGCTGTTGGTGGTGGTGAAATGGAAGAGCTTGAAGGTGGTGAAGAGGAAGAAGTAACAGGAGAATCAAAAGACGACGAAGATGAAGATGAAGATAAGGAAGTCGTAGAAGAAGAAGGAAGCTACAGCATGACTAGCGCTAATCTTGGTGCTGGTGCTAAGCTTGCTCAACCAGGATCAAAAACAGTTAAAAGCAAACTAGGTGCACGACCTGGTAAAGCCGGAAATGTTAAGACCTATGATAGCAGTGGCAAACTAACTGCTGTCGGTGCTCCAAAACAATTAGGACTACAAGTGAAATCGAACATGAGTTCTGCTGGCAAGGATCTCTTCTAAAAAGAAATCAATAAATACATAACAAAACAAAAAAAGGGTCGCAGTGCGACCCTTTTTTATTACTCAAATTTAATATGAAGTTGGTTATTTAAAAATTTACTTGTTTTGTATTTTCCTATATACAAAGAAAGATTTTTATAACCCTTAGTATTCTTTACTGCAATTTTGCTTATATCGTAATCAAAAACGATCAAATCGTTATTAGTTGTGTAGTGGAATGGTATTGGCAGTGAAATTATTTCAGCGGTAGGTTTGTTCGATTTAATATACAAATCTAAAGTAAATAAATTTGGTCTTACCAAAATAAATTTACCTTTCTTTATTACCTGGGTTCCTCCAATGGTAATTTCAATATTTTTCTGAAATTGGGTTTTGAAAAAATTTTCTAAAAAGTTAATCATTAGCTATTCATAAACTTCAACTTGTCTTCAGGGGAAAGAGACATAATGTTATCATCAAAGTATTTCCAAAATGATTCTATTTCTGCGTCTGTTGTTACTGGTATAGCAGTAATAACCTGAGACCCCTCAGCACCAAATAATCGATATTCTTGCCACAATAAATCCCACGCCAGTACTAAATTCTTTGCTACTACATTAAATCCCAATCCAGATGCACCGTCTTTAATACCAGTATATCTCAGGGTTACCTTGCCTCGAGGGCTATTAAGCAAAACAGTATTATTAGTAATAAATGCTCTTCTTGTAGCAGCATTTCCTGGTTTTGGCTTTCTACGTACAAACTTAGCTTCAATTACGTTTGTATCGAGCAAGCCATATAGTTCAGACAACGATGCCATGTTATTCTTGTGGTTTGAGTTTTACTTTGCCGAATAATCTATCCTCATTGATATATCTTACTTCTTGGCCTGCATGCTTAATTCCAGGAATACCTCGATCATTAGGAAAGAGAACCATATCACCCACCTCAATGTTATTTGTGCATTTAGGACCTTTGAGTAAAACTTTACCAACACGCCACATAGAATATGTAACACTTGGGTCTACATAAAGAGAACCTCTTTTAATCATACCATCTGTTGTGGCATCAGTATATACAACCATTAGAGTGTCTCCAAATAGTTCTGTGATTTCGAAATCTTCTGGAAGTTGAACTCCATGATACTTTTCAATATTTTCCATATATCATCAATTATGATTACTTTTTGTAAATATCAACATTAAATGGTTTTTTATCAATTTCTGTTTTTTCAAGATACATACGTACCTCTCTTTCTGAAATTTCTAAATTACGTGCAATTGCACTAATCACTTCGTCAGGTTTTTCATTTTTATCTTTTGATTTCTTAATGTAATTAAGCTTGCGGAATTTAACGCGAGGAAGCATCGTAATAAATGCATCATACCAATCTTGCTTTGTATTGAATGATGCCCAATAGCGATTGGTTGTTTCATTAACAATCAATGCCATTTCGGGAGAATGCATTGTTAGCCACCTCTGAATCAAAAAAGGCACAAAATCATTATCCTCTTCAAGAATCTCTGGGTTCTTTTGATAGAGAATATTTTTAAGATAATCAAAAAGCATATTAAATAATTGCTGTCTTAGATGTAGCAATGAAAATATCTTGAATCATTGAATAAAATTCTTGAATAACATCATTTGCAAAGCTTAATACGACCTGATCTGTCATTCGTGTGGAGTATGCAAATGCTGGTGCTTTTGGTCCTGCATTGATATTAATGCCTAAATGTCCGAGTGTCGCCCCATTAACTTCATGGCAAATAGAAACGCTGGCTTTGCCTCTTGGTAATACCAAGCCATGATGGTCACTTACAAATTCATTTTCAACCATGATGTCATCGCCTTCTAATGTAATTCTTGGAATGCCTTTTGAATGAAGAATTTGAGCCACCTGTGCAATGAAAAGTCTTTGAAAACATACAGCACCAAAGCGATCAAGATTTGGAATCTCCCAAACAAATTGAATTGCATCGTCGCTATGAATGAAATCATTATTCAATACATCTTCAAGGTCTACAAGATTTGATGTTACATCCATTGACCCTCGAAATGCCATAATATCTCCTAATGGATTAACTTTCTTGCGAAGATACTTGTATGCAAATCTTTGATGAATAAGAGAACCGTCGTAACTTTTAATTTCTGTGTTATACATAATAGAGTGGTGAAGTTGTTAGTGTATTAATATAATTTGGCATGCTCACAGAATCAATGTATTTTCCTCGATACCTCCAGAATAATTTATCTCCCTTGGCATGTATCTTTTCAACAATGCGTGTTTTGAGAATATCTGAATCTCTGTTACTTGGTCTCCAATCATTTAAAAGATGCTCTGGGTATTCATCTAACTTAAATTCTTTATCTGTTACTTTAAATTTTCGATTAATAATTTCGTTTTTAATTTCATTATGTCTTTTATGAAGGTAAAGAATTTTGTCAGTCCAAAAAAGAATATGACCTTTATTCAAAGTCATAGCAGGAGGTATTTTAGCCTTCATCTGAAAATTATATTTTCTCAGCATTCCATCAACAATTAATAGCTCTGACTGTTCTGCTATTAAATGTTGATCGCATAAAATTTCAGGATTAATTCCTGCATTACATCTCATGGTACAAAATAAAGTGGCTTGGTGTTGTATTTATGTGCTGATATTAATTCATGACCGACAACTTCAAATACTGTATGTTCTGCAATACTTGTTTTACATGAATCAGTTTCTACAGAAGAAAAATCACCCGACCATCTATCAATAAATAAAGTATTTGCTGATCTGGTAATGTATAACTTTTTTGTAGTCATATTATACATCCAACATGACCATGTACCTTGTAATTTTTCAAAAAATGAAAAATCTGAATATGCATATAATAAAAAAGGAATTATACTACTGTCAATTGCATAATCAGCAATGCTCAAATTATGTTCTTTTAGTAAAGCTTTATGATTTGTCAAAATGCCATTATGAGCAACTAACCAATTCCTAAATGAAAATGGATGGCATGTGTCTGGTGTAAATTCAAGACCAGCACCAGTAGGTGCTCTTAAATGACCAAGATATACATCCGCATCGGTATTGATTTTAGCTTTTACATCTTCAGATTTGTATATTGTTGCTTTATTATCACTAAGAAATAATCCACCAAAGCATTTCACTCCACGAACAGAATTCGCATCATATAACTCATTGAATCTTTCTAACTTACTTGATTTGAAAATACCACACATACTTAACTATACTTTGTTAAAAACAAATTTTCACTATTTTTCCACACTTTATCACTCGTAGAATTTAGACCTCCTGATTGATGAGTAACATGCAATGGAATTGTTGACATTTTCAATCCTGCTTTGTTTGCTTGTATGCAGAAGTCAATATCATAATGGTGGAAATGAAATTGAGGATCGAATAGCACTCCCTTATCGATAATTGCGTTTTTATTCAGTGCTAAAAACAGACCATCCATCACTACACATCTTTTTGGTGATAATCCAAAATTAGTAGCAAATGAATGATTGTCTGGTGTAAAATGATTTACAAACCCACACCAATTTTCTTTTGGCGACATCAAATGCCATAATGCTGGTGATTTAATTTGCATTGCACTTGCACCTGCCAATCCAAGTATTTCAAATTCACGGAATCCTTGTTCTAATTTTTCCAGCCAAAATAAGTCTTCGACAATGACGTCATCATGGACACAAACCACGTAGTCTTGCTCGCAGTGTAAAATTGCATGATTATAAACATCAGGCAATCCAATTTTATTATTATACGCAATATATGCTTGATCGCTGACTTTTGCTTTTCTGAGAAATTTAGCAAGGTGTGAATCTTTCCAAAATTCATCATGTGATTTTTGGGTAGCAGATGCAAAGTAAATATCTGTAATTTTTATACTCATAGGATTCCGTATTTCTTATAATCAATGGAAATTGCATATTCCATGGGATCTTTCATTTTAGCATTAATGAACCCCTGTAATCTATTAGCACACGCCACACATTCACCACATGAAATTGTTTTGATTCCAGGCACATCGATTGGGTTATAACAAGTCCATGTTAATTCAAACGGCACATTTAATTCAGCGCCTCTATGAATAATTTCTTCTTTATTCATGGTCATTAGAGGTGCTTTAATTTCGATTGCATTCTTTCTATTAAGACAAATGACCTTATTAATTGACTCAAGAAACTCTGCAGAAGCATCCCAATATCCGGATAGAGTGTCTGCTTGTTGTGCTCCATAATATACTTCATTTGATTCGGTGCTTTCAGCAAAACCAACTGCAGTGCTCAACATAATCATATTGCGATTGGGTACATAACTTAGAGGCTGAGGATCACCAAGAACGTCTCTCGCTTTTGGTATTTCATATTCTCCATTCAAGAGTGCCGATTTTTGAAGATAATCAAAAACATGCTTTAGTGAAATCGAATGTAAAACGACTTTGTTTTGAATTTTTGAGGTCAAATTATCGATCACATTCTCTGCTGCCTTACATTCAATTGAATGCCTTTGTCCATAGAAGAAATTAAGACAATATAAAATTTCCCCCTCTTTTAATTGTGATGCTACCTCATAAAGCAAGACGGTTGAATCTAACCCTCCGCTAAATATAATTACCTTGTTAGTCATAAATAAAATATAATACACTGAAATCAACAATTCAAGTGATAAATAAATATAGTTATGTCCAAGCTTAAACAAATTTTCCTATCTACTCTTCGAGAGGCTGACGAAGAAAAAACATATGATCCTACTGCAGATGAAGTGCCTCTACGCAGCAGGCTTGAGAATGATGACATTGAACCAGATGCTCTTGATGTAGAACCAGGCCCTCCGAATACAGGATATAAAGCTGAAGTCGAGGCTGCTAAAAAATGGATTACTGAAATTGAAAGATTCGTTGAATATTTAAATGACATTGACCAAGGATCAATCAACCGCCAAATTAACGTGCTCGACAGAGACAATAGTGTCTTTAAAGGCATTGCTTCACGTATTTCGGATAAGATTGCACGTGTATCATCTGACCTCGCTGAATTAAAAGAAATTATGGCTGGATTTGTTATCGCATCTGATCGCAAAGCTAAAAACATTCGCCTTTCAGATTCATTAAGTGTTGCTGATGTTGTAGTCGAAACGTTGTCGAGAATCGGCTTTGAAACAACATATTCAAGCCCAAAATTATGTCGTATGGTACTTGAGACCACAGAAGGCGAACTTAAAGCTGAAGTTCATGAAGACGGTACTGTAAACGGCGAAAGCATTGATGCTTATTTAGATCGCCTTGCATCTGAATATGATATCAATGCAATTATCGAAGATGATGTTCTTCATGAAGAAATTGTGATGGATGAAAAAATCCTCAAACAAATCAAAGAAATTGATGATAAACTAGCGGTGCAGTGGAATCAAGATTTGTATGCAAAGCGCAAAGCTCTCCAGTCAAAAATGGAAACAAATTATATTGATGTCGCGAAAAGCTTAATTGGCGAAAAAGATTAAGACTTCATATACGACATCTTAGCATCTAATCCTTCTTTTGCGTAATTGAGAATTAGTTGATAAGGAAATTCATTCTTGTTTTTATCAATGCATATTTCATTGATGTCTTTATATTGCCAATTTGGCCATATAAAAACTGTTTCTCCTCTGTCAACTAATTCGAGAAATTTATCTGTCACCTCTTCATTTTGATCTTGATAGGGATTGTCTAGCACCCATATAATTTTATAAAAGTCAGATAATGCTTTGATTTGTTTCTCTTGCTTTGTTGTGTAGTTAATACCAGCAACTGCAACTCCATTCTTCACAAAACATGCATCAATCGGCCCTTCAAATACAAAGATATATGGAATATCGGGAGTGATATTACTGATATTGAAAATGGTCTTGTCTGAATTAATCTTTGATAGATATTTTGGCCCATCTTGATCTGCTTGAATTTTTCTTGATTGATAAAATTCAACATTCTTACCAGACTCATCGTAAAAAGGAATAATAATTCTATTTCGATGAAATCGATCCTTATGAGAATAATATAATGATTTTGGTCTATTAATTGCCGTGTCTAATTTTCTTGATCGAATATATTCATCAGCATCGACAACATTACGGTCACTTTTGTAAAAGTCGATAGTATTTTCATCTAAGAGATCAATGCAATCCGTTGGAATTGCTGGTGTGTCATTTGTGTATTTTTTGTTATCTACCTTTTTAAAGAATCGTCCACTTGGTTCTGTTTCAAATCCATAATTGGTTCTTGCTTCATTAATGATCTGTGAGGGAGACATATTTGATGCCTCTTTAATCCACCATAATGCTGACCATGAGCCTTGGCAATTATGACAAAAGAAACTATTGGTTTGTGGGTAATAATACAGTCTCTTCTTTTTAAGCCAAGATTTACCTTCCCTGCAAATAGGACATGATGCATTGTATTTGTCTCCTACGCGACGAGGCTTGCCCGCATATAAAAAGAACTTTTCCAGTACATATTCGACTGGTAATATATTGTCGTATTCTCCCATTGCCTCTAAGTATAAATAATTACTATGAATTATAGCGAGCTGATTGCTTTTTATCAACGGAATTTATTAGGAGAAAAGGATTACCGTGGTTTTGACCCTTATCGAAAATTAGGCCAAGATCAAGGATCTATGAATATTACAGCCAAAAAAGATGAAAATAAATATAGGCCATACAATCAAAGCTCTAGTGAATTATCAACCGACACTGACCAACAGCTTAAAAAAATAGATGTCACCCGCATTGGCTCAACTTTGCCGATTTCTGAAATTGTTGCGAGAGAATTAATGTCATACTACAACATCAAGGTCAGTGCAGAAGAGCCACAAAAAATGATAGATTCAAAAAGCAATTTATCATTAAATTTTGGAGAGAATGGTTATTATCTAAGAAAAAATTAAAATGAGTTGTCAAGTACCACCCGCAGTAGAATTTAATCCAGAATCTGTTAATAACAACACAACAGAAGGACCTATACCTGCCTTTTTGGAAATGATTAGTAAATGGCCTGCGGGTGTGCCATTAGACAGCATGTGGTCTGTTTATTATGTAACTCCTGAAATTAATAAAGACTTTATTACAGAACCTAAAATATCATTAAATACAAATACTGTAAACGGTGCTGGTGTTGATTATAATAAAGCGTGGGATTTGGCTGAATATCGAAATCAAATAATCAAAGCAAGCGACAAGACAATTGCTGGTTGGTATAAAAGTAATATGATTGCAACTGGCATTAAAATAGGAGGCGATAAAATAAAAACTTCAAGAGTTGGCTCAAAAGGTTCTGAAGGATATCTTAAAGGAATTGTTACGGATGGTCGTGAGGATTTAGATACGTTAGAAATTGCTTGCTTAGAAACAAATATTTCTTATGCTGATATGGTCATTAGGCCTTGGTTATTAAAAATCGCATCATATAGTCTTATCGCTGCGTCGTCGGATGCTTCAAATACTCGTAATTTTTTAAAATCGGATATTGTCTGTACACTTTACGGATTAGTAGGACCAGGCAAAACACCAATCAAAAGAAAATCTTATTATTTCTATGATGCATTTCCTGTGCAAGTCGAGGGCGAGTCATATAATTTCAGTACATCGAAATCAATGGAAATCCGAAGCATTAAATTTGCGTATTCTCATTATGCTATTATTCAAGGTGAAACTAATTACCCAAAAAATTAAATTACTAAATGCTAAAGTCATTTAATAGCATTTGGATGCCAAGTGTCAATACTGAAATGTATTTTTCAGAAATGACTCATTATCAAGAGAAAATTTTAGCAAAGGCTGCAAAGCAATCTAGTCCACAAATGACATCCTTTTGCAAGGCTTTGGACTCGGTCATGGCAGAAAATTGCCATTCCAAAGGCGAACAACTGAATTTCAATACAAATATAAATGATATTGTTGCGAAATTAAACTACGAAACTGACCCACATATTGTTCGTCTGGGTGAATATAATTTTACAATAGATTGGCCGACTGTATCTTCTGAATGGCAATATCGAAAAATATCTGAATCTGATAATTCGATTAGTGTTGTGCCATTATATGTCAAAAAAATCGAAATAAGCAATCATATCATAGATTTAATTCCATTTACATATGATCAAAAAAATACTCTCCTGACTTCTTTGAATCCGGATATATACTATCAAATTGAAAACTCAGTTGTTCAATTTCTTAAAAATGAAAAAACTAAAGAAATAATATTTGAATATAATTGCCCTTCTTGTGGTGATATGATTTTTAATTTGACATCCCATCCATCACATTTGTATTCATTTGTCTTATCCATATACAATTGCGATTTAAGAGATTTGTATATCAAAGAACTAAATTATGCGACAATGTATCCTGGTCAGAATGTTAATGAAGTGGTGCCTATTGAGAGAGATTATATGGTTACACTGAAAACAGAAATAGCACAACAGAATCGAGATGCAAAGCAATTTGAAAATAAATTCGGAGACTTTGAGTAACCCACGTGTAAATTAATTGAAAGACATGAGTGATACTTTAAAAATTTTAAATTTTAATGATGCTTTGAGTTTGGTTAAAAAAACAACCGATTCTGCTGTATATGAAGTTTGGATTCCATCATTGGATAAAAACGTCAAATTTCGGCCACTTAATGCAGCACAACATAAAAGCATTATTCAATGTGCTTTAAAAGCTTCGATTCTGCCTTCTCAATTTAATAATGTCTTTTATAAGATTATTAAAGAATGTGTTGTAGATATTGAGGTAGAACCAAATTCATTCACAATTCTTGATAAAATTTTTATTGCATATCACATACGCAAAAATAGCATTGGTCCTGTTGTTGATTATACCTTATCCGTTAAAAATAAGAAAAAACAGATTCAATTCCAATTAGATGATGCTATTTCCAATTTTAAAACAAAGTATCGAGAATTTGCACCCCAAACAATTCAAAGTACTGATCTTGAAATTGATGTAAAGGTGCCTACTCTGGAAGCTGAAAATGCTACGGATAGATATATCATTGATAACAATATCGATCGCATTGATGATAATAATGAAGAAAAAATTAATAACGTATTAACTGAATCTGTTGTTTATACAATTTCAAAATTCATTCAAGAAATTCGAATTGGGTCAAATGTCATATTATTTTATAAACTCACTACTTCTGAAAAGATTCAACTATTGAATAGTCTCGATAAACCGACATTTGATAAAATTTATAATTATGTAGTTGAATTTAATAAATTGAAGACATTACTTATGCAGAATACTGTTAAAAGTGATAACTCAACGATTGACATTAATGTTGATGTGTTGACTCCGGAATTCTTTATAGAGTAACTTTTATAATCAGCCATAAATATATTACATGGCTGAACCCAATCAAGAATCACCAATTAACATTAATCGTGTAAATTTTACTGTTCAAAATTTACAAGATCTTATTGGGAAGGATCAGGTTGCCAGATTAGCGTCTGTATTAGAAGAACAGTTATCAAAATCGGCTAGTCAATTGAATTTGACTGCACGCATTGATCGTATATTTGATCATATGTATAATGCCGATATGCAACGGAAATTAAAAGATCCTGTTGAAAAGGCATTAAGAAATGTATTGTCTAAAATACAAAACATTGATATCGATACTAGTCGTAAATTAAGCCTCGAACGCCTCGACATTACTAAGCTCATTGATACGAAAAAACTTACGAGATCGGTATCTGATGATTTAAGAAATAATTATAAAACCATTGTCGATAAGGTTTTTAATGCTATCGATATCAATAGTGCAACTATTAAGCCTGTTGATATAGGATCATTTTTTGATCGTGCTGTATTTGAACCCGATGATAAATCGATTTCAAAATTTAATGATTTGCGGTTTAAAATTATAAGCCAAATCGAAAACGGAATGAAATCGACTCAAATAAGCATTCCGAAAGAAATTGATTTAAGTGCAATCATAAAAGGCAGTCTTGCTGGCATGGATGTGGAATACGATCGATCTGTTCGCAACCAGCTCAATAAAATGAGAACAGCAGTTCTTGGTAAGATATCCGCTTATGTCAAAAATTTCGACAACAACAAAGATCTATTCAGTGGAGAAATTGACATTCATAATATTATGGATGTCATTATGGGGTCAAATAATCCGGAAATGGGTGCATTGTCTTCTTTTAAATTTAATGTAATGAGGTATAATTTGCTGTCTAAATTAGGCAATGCCGTTAAGAATGCAAATTTTCATTTTGATGATATCGATATTTTAAAAGTTTTAGGCGATACACCTAAGATGGGATTCTTTGATAGAAAACGCCTAAGCAAATCGAGAGAAAAAATATTAGACAAAATCGACAAATATCAACTCGATAAAAATTGGGATTTTGATACAAAAATAGATGTCCTGAAAATTCTCGGCGATAGGCCTGATATGGGGATGTTCAATAGAATACGCCTGGGTAATTTACGCAAAAGTATACTCGACAAAATCGAATCGCTAGTAGAACGCATGACTAAGAAAGATCTGGTTACTGGTATTGACATATCGTCTATTTCTGGTATAAACAGAAATCTTGCAAATGCAGTGCCACCGGCATCTAGTGAAAATTCTAGTAATATTTTTACAGATGAGAATAAAATTGTGGATGTTCGTCTTGTTGATGTGGCGTGGGATAAATTAGTCAATTGGTCTAATAACGAAATGCAAGGAACGTCAAATAAAGGTGATCAGAGTGATAGTAATCAATCTACATTATTTGATATTATAACATCTAAATTAAGCACAATTGTTGCTGCTCTTGTGGGGTTTACTGGTGCTTGGAAAGGAATAGAATATGTCTTAAAAAAATTAATTGGAACAACCGATGAAGATTTCAAAGCAGACATCAAAGCTAATGCAGAAGCAATCGAAAAACTAAGTGAATTAAAAGATGGCATACACGAGAAACTTATTAAATCAAGGCCAGGTGGTGATCAAGCCCTTAAATATATTGAACAAGCCAAAGAACTAATTAAAAATGAAGCAACCGCATCTGAATTAGGACTTCCTGCTAATTTTAGTGGTTTTGACCCTAGTTCAATTGCAGCCTTAATCCGAAAAAATAATGGAAGCATAAGCGCCACAGACGGGGAATTGCGTCGAATTAATTCACTACCGCCAGAACAAAAAGCAAAAGAAATAAAAATTCTGCAAAAGGATCAAGATGAATATATGAATAATTTTTTACAAGGTAAAAATATCTATCCTAGCAATACACCAACCCCAACAAATTACAGTCCACCGGCATCAAATGATGTGAAGACATCAATGAACAATACAATAAGTACTGGTATAGAAGATATGACGAATATTATTAGCAGCAAATTAGACAAATTAAATTCAACTCTTCCTATGTTCGCTCAGCAAACATCAAGAGAGCCAATGCCTACCATGCAAGCAGGAAATACAGGACAGTCTCCTGTAACGGATTTTGGAGGGTCAAGAGACCCTGCATATGAATTTAGAATAAATGCATGGACTCGCATACGAGGAGGTGGAATAATTTCATAAAATGGCAGTTAACTATTCGGCAATCTTAGTAGATATAAAAAATGGCGGATCACAAAATTCCGGCCCATATAAATATGTATCTACAAATGGAACTATTAATGTAATACAAGACCACAAGTGGGCAATTTTTGATGGTAAAAATCAAAAAAATATTGAAAATGTTCCTTCTATTATATTAACAGAATATCAGCCGATAGGAAGCCAAACAGTTGGTGTATTGGAAAAATTCATAGGAAATATAAAAGATGCATGGGAAACTAATAATAGTAAAAGTGATGCTTTTTTAGATTATTACAAAGAACTATACAATGCAAAACTCACTGGGAACCAGTACATATTTCCTTATTTTAACTCATCAATAAGATCAAAAACAAACAGCTGGGCTAAAAATCCAGATATATCTAGTGCTGTGGATGCTTTGGGTAAATTGCCATATATAGGCACAGCCAAAGCAAAGTTAGCAGCTGAAACTGTCACTGCTGGAAATTTAGGAATTGAATATCCTAAAACATGGCAAGGAACTGATGCAGTTGCGACGTATAGTTTTGAATTTTATTTGCACAATACATTTAGTGAAGAGAATACAAAAAGAAATTTGGCTTTAGTGTCATTGTTATCATATAATAATTCATACAGTCGAAGAAATTTAGCAATTCAAGATGCTCCTGTAATATACACTGTCGAAATACCTGGTATCAGATATTCCCCGTTTTCTGTGTTTAAAAAGTTAACTATAGACGCTGTGGGTCAGATGAGAAAAATGAAAATCAATTTAGGTACTGGAGAGCCTCTTGATATAATTTTACCCGAAGCATATAAAATATCAATAGAAATAGAAGATATATTTATAGAATCTAGACAGTTATTGCCTGCATCTTTGGGTGCTTCAAAGGTGGTAGTTTTGAGTGACTCTGAAGTTTCCGTTGCAATTGGTGGTTTTATAAGACGCGTTGAGGGTGCACTAGGAGGACAACCTCAAGGCGAAGGGACCCCCGGTTCTAGCCCTCCACCTACTTCTCAATGAAAAAAATAATTAAAGAAAAAATAGATATATACGAAATGTCATCTTTGTTTAACAAATACGAAGACGATGATGGTATGATTTTCTTTAATATACTTAAGCGCATTAATATCAATGCAGATAATTTAGAAGATCCTGAAGTATTTGAACCATACCTTATCAAGCCCGGCGATTCATTCGCGAGTATAGCGCATCGATATTATGGCAATTTAAAAGTTTGGTGGGTTATATGCACACTCAATAAAATTGATAATCCATTTCAAAAATTAGAAATAGGAACTAAAATTTATCTCTTGCGACCTTCCTATATGGCTAATTTGTTAAATAATTTAGCATTTGCAAATGGATAAAAATTTTTATATCAAAAATGGCAAAGAATACATCTTTAAGATTATTCTCGTCAATAATGATACACCAAACGAAACTACTGTTTTTGAATTCAATCCTAATATGGTTGAAGACCTTGTCATTGAAGAAAGTTTATTTCAATGGTATACCCAGGGCAATATGACTTATATTAACTATGATGAAGGGTTGGAAAGAGGAGGTCGTTCTGCGTTAGATCCTTTTAATACCGAAGATACTTTCCTCTACAAATATAGATTTGATTGCTATGATACTCTTATAATTTCAATTCAACCTTTAAATCTTGATCCAGCAGACGATCCGAATGAATTTTTATTAGAGTATAAATTTGCAATCTATGATGTGCAAGATATCCCAGCAAAAGATAACGAGAAGAAAAGAAAGAAAATTTATTTCTGGGATATTGATTATCAATTCATGCTAGATAAAAATGTTGCATGGTCTTCGATTATGCATCCTAAATTTAGTGAATTGTCAAAATATCAAATCAGCCAATTGACAAATTATCAGAGATCTATTCAGGTATCGGAGTTACTTGAACTATTTTTAGAGCATGAAAATATTTGTAATTTTGTTAACCGTATTGATCGAGACAATTGGCGATATACTGCAATAAACCATTTGATGTTTTATACATCTCCAAGTCAGAATTTCCTATCAGATGATTTGGATACCTTGATTTCGAATGCAATTGCAAGTGATCAATATGATTATTCGCCAATGATTTTTTCTAAAGATCGTGCACCTAAAACAAAAGAAAACGGCAAATTCACACTATTGCCATTGTCTGAATATTATGAGAGATCACAAACCGATCTTTTTATGGAAAACATGTTTATTCAATATAAAGGATATAATCAAGCAATTCCGCTAAAATCTCCAAAATATAAATCGTATCAAGAAAGTGTCATTTTAAGCTATCAGTATGCGCAGTCTGCTGGAATCGATAATTCAAGAGCATATCAAATTAAACCACAAACAAACTATAATCACGGATCTGGACAATTTAACTGGGACTCTGCATGGCATACACCGAGCGTTGCGAAAAAATTCGTTGCAAACAACATGACTAAACATTTAAAAGCTCTAGGCGAAAATCCTGAGAAGAATACTTTAGTGCTTCTTAATCAATACAAGAAATCAAAGTCATATACACTAACACCCGAATATTCAGATCAACCAACAAGAGAGGGTAGATTAGCCACAGGTCGTAATAAATTAATCAGTTCAATGGTACAATTGAATGATACAATTAATTTTGTAGCAAGAGGGTTAACTTTTAGGAGACCTGGTCGTTTTATAGGTATTGATTTGTTATACGGCCATGATAATATGGATTTTGATAACCGTTTAATGGGTCAATGGCTAGTGGCAGAGGTTAAGCACGTTTTCCGTAGTGCTGAATATTTCAACGAAATGACGTGTATTAAAATTCATACGTATCAAAATCTACGACCTCTTGTGGAGGATTTAGATCCCGATGCATTAAATGTCGAAGGCTGGCCAGAGAGACGACAATAATTAATCTTATGGCATTTACTTTAAGATCACCTCAAAATTCTGAATATCTACAGGACGAACAATTCTATGTTTATGTCAGCTCGAATCCAAATATTACAAGGGAGGATGCTAGAGTCATTGATGAAATAAGATGGTTTCTTCAATCACAAGATGCTATTAATTTGATTGCTTGTTTTGATGATAAGCTTCACAAAGAAGAAGGAGATCCAAAAGCAAATGAAACATATTGTGATAACGCAAGAGTAAATAAAAGGCCTTGCAAATTGATTTATCCAAATATGTCAGCAGCACAGTTACGCTACTTTGTTCGTAAAATTGAAAACATTCACCCAGAAATTAAGCAACTCGTATCTACACATGAAATGCATTTGCCGATATCACCATCTGTGGCAACTCTTGCTATGTTTTCTTCTGATGCCTCTTCAACCGATCTAATCAATTTAACAAAGACACATAATTTTACTAGCAAAGATGGTTTTGTTGATTTGGTGTATGACACAAATGCTAATATTCCTGCAGTTGCCCCTTTAAGTATAATACAGCAACAATATCCACAAGTAAATGAATGGGTCGATAAGCTGAATGCATCTGCAAATGGTTTATATGTACAGTCATTACCAGATAAAACATACGGCAAAGTAAAGACAGAATATAATTCTAGTGAAGCTCATGGCTTATTATTGGGCAATGATGCATTAAAGGCTTCAAGAGTATCTGGTGCTGTAAATTCTATTTTAGAAAATGCCTACAATAGATACAAAGATCGTTATCGTTTAATGGATCATTTAGTGCCATTGGTGTCTCGATATGAACCAGGCAAGGCTGCTTTGTTTTACAAATTTGACATCGAGGGGATACAAACAGAAATGGACCCAAATGGTACAAAGAAAAATAGCAATAATGTGCCGAATAAAATCCTTTATGCCTATATTGAACGGTTTAATGATGACAATGTCAATGGTAAATATATCCAATCGTAATGAAAAAAGAGTATATCAAAAATTACCTCGGCATCGTCGTACAGAATAACGATCCGCTAAAAAGAGGTCGGGTTAAGGTTTGGGTTCCGCATGTGGAGATGACCGTGTATGAAGGATGGAACAACACACAAGAAAATAGGCAATTTAATTTTCCAGGTGCTAATAATTTTTCAGGACTTGATGCTAACATCATTGAACAACTAAGAATGTCATTGCCGTGGGCTGAAGTTGCAATGCCAATGGTTGGTTCTGGTGGCTCCAGTGGCATATATAATTCGATACTCGATAGAGGTACAATTTCTGATAAGTCTGAATACCTATCAGAAGGTCTTGATTTTATCGATCAGAAAAAGAAAGATGAATTAGAAAGAGCTAAAAAAGAAATTGGTGAATGGAAACCAATTGATAAAAATAGGCTCGACCTATTAGCAAGAGAAGATGGCTTGCCTAAAACAAAAGGTAAAAAATTTCCAGAAATGGAAGACGATGTTTTTGTTCTTGGAACTAAACCAGCAAAGCTATATCAAGAAAAGCCAGTAGTTGATGCGTTTGCTACTAGCGGTGAAGCACAACTCAATCGATATACTAATCCATATAGTAATCTGTACCGACCTATGCCATATTCAAATTCTTGCATGGGTTCTTTTAGTATTCCGAATGTAGGTGCGCATGTTTGGGTATTCTTTGAAAATGGTGATCCCCTTAAGCCTGTTATCTTTGCAGCTTCGTACGGCAAGGAAGATTGGAAATCAATTTATGATAGTCATGAAAATGATAAGTCATCGCTAGGTGCTGCTCCAGATTATCCTGGTAAGTTTGAAAACGGAACTAATCGTAATGATAAAGAATATCAAGCAAGCCGCGATGACATGATCTACCGCAGCAAGTATTCATTAGTACAGAGAGGAGGTGCGATTACAATTGTTAATACAACAGAGCGAGAGATTCTCAATTTAACGCATTTTAGCGGTTCATATAAAGAATTCAATAACTACACGAATACTGAATTTGCCGCGAATAACGATCAACGTCTGGTGATGAATGATGCATTCTATACAGTGAATGGCCACCGCTCGGAGTATGTCGGTGGTGACTATGATATCATCATAAAGGGTGCTTATCGTGTTACGTTTGGTGATCCTAAAAATCATAAAGAACCGTTGTCACAAATCAAAAGGCTTATGGAAGATTTCCATAAGAAATACAACCTGCCTTTCGAAATACAAAGATCAATTCTCGATGACTATGGTGGGCAGTCTGGTGAATTCACTTCATGTCCTACCTGTACAAAAGCAATTTATGCTTCATTAGAAAATGTTGCCGATCAGGTAACTCAATCAATATATTCACCATCATGCCCGTCTGAAACTAATTTAATGCCATCACCCAAAGCCTATTCACTTGTTTCAGTTCCGACTTTGGAATGTATGACATGTGGCGGCACTGGCAAAAGTCCATCTACTCAAGACGGATCATGGGGACAGAATCCTAACAAAGCAAGCATGACTGAGGCATTAATTGATCTTCAGAACCGAATGTTTCAATATGAAGAACAATTAGGCAATACAGAAGACAATATTATGAATTATGGCAAGAACCAGCATATTGTTGTTGGCTCCGAAATGCATGATTTTCAATCCTATCGAATCGATCCTGTTGGTAAAATGGCACCGGCAGGAGTAAAGCTTTCAAGCACTACTGCGTATCAAAAGATGGCAGCAACGCCATTAGTAGAAAAAGTTCATGTCGATGCACCACCAACTGGTTCGTTTAGTATGGTTTGTGGCTTTCGATATAACCTGTTAGTTGGTTCTGGTGGTATATCATTAAAGACTACAGGACCTGTAGATATCAGTGGATCTGTTACGACGATTGCAGGCAAACAGGTAGTAGTGTCGTCAGAGAATGAAGTTTACGTTGATGGTGGTAAACGTTTACAGCTCACTGCTGATAATATTAGTCTTGCACCAAAAGGCGGCAATGGTGCTCAGGTTTATGTTGGTGGTAATTTAGAAATAGATAAGAATACTATCGTACGAGGCGGTGCTCACATCGAAGGTGAATTATCAGTACAGCACATTACTGCTCCTATTGAATATCAATCAACAGAAACAGAGGTTATGGCTGCACACATTGTTGATGATGTTGTGATAGGATATATACCAAATGGCACAGTTTTAGGAATTGATTCTTTGGGTGGTCTTGTGACTGCTTTTGGGGATATTCCTATACTCGGTAAAAGCGAACCGATCCCACAAGTGTATACCAGACCTCATTACCATTTATTCAAGAATATACCGTTGCAGCTTGTTGAAACAAGCACAAGCGTTAGACAGCAAGCAATGGCATTGAACGGAAGTTCGCCTGTTCTAGCAAAACCTAGTGTCTTTTCTTCTGACATGGCAAAGAAATTTGAAAATGTTGATTTGTCTGTATTGGTGTCAAATGATCCAATTCAATCAACTTCAAATTCTGATGTAACATTGGATTCACTGTTATCTATTGGTGAAATCATTGCACCTCCTTTAGTTGTAGAATCTCAACCAAAAGAAGCAACATGCCCGATTGTGCATCAATTAAGTGAAGGACTAACGCCTATTGTTTAAAATGGCAGTTCTTCTGATAGGTAAGAATTAATTAAAGACAAAGCAATGTCTTTTGTATCTTGATCGACACCTTTCTCCCCTAATTCTGCTAGCTTGACTTTGTCAATGTCGCTGATTTTAGAAGGATCATAAAGCATTGCCCTTGCGACTAATTGCATTAGATTAAGTTCTCCCACATCATCTTGTTCTTCCGTATCAGGAGGAAGATCTTCTTCTGATTGATTAGGATTACCAGGAAGTTCAGATTGGTTCGGATCTCCTGGTTCTTGTTCAATTAGATATGAACGAATGACACTTTCAAAATAGGTTGTAGGTTTTTTCATATATTATAATGAAGAAGTCGATGTTGTTGATTTTAAGGCATCAGCTTTTTTACGAGCTTCCAATGCTTCTTGTTCTTCTTTTTGTTTTTGTGCCTCTGCAGCTGCTAGTTGTGCGTCTTTAGCTTTTTTCTGTGCAGCTACTACAGTTGGATCCGTTGATGTTGTATCTTCTTCGTCTAATTGGCTTAGAAATTCATTGATCGCCATTTCAAATTTGGAACTCATATTCTTTATTTATTGTAATTTGAGCAGACTATGCCTTAAACCCTTTTCTTTTTTGCTCTTTGATTTATTTTCTTTTTTTAAATCCATATCTCAATGGCTCCCTTTCGCTATTTGCTAGCCCTTATTTCTACATACTCTTCGCTGATTTTTTTAGCAACGATAAAAATAAATAAAAAATAAATTATTTAAATGTTGTGCTTAAAGCACACTTGACACTTAAATTGTCATTGACCTTTCTTTTTAAGCCAGATAAAGAATATTGCTCTAGAATATTCGATAATGCATTGAAATTGAACTTCCTCGATTTTTGAATTGCTTCAATAATTTCACCTGGTAAATCATTAAGGTCAAAATTATGACTATAGGTAATATATTTTGTCTTGAAAATTTTCTTTAATGCATTTTTTAGTTGCATTATGGCCTTATCAGATTTATTACCAACTGCATTAGTAATGAAAGTGTATTCTTGTGGTCCACTATCAACGATAACAGTGGAAGCTCCTACTTTGAGCATTAAAATTAAAGTCTCAACAGCACAATGCAGAACTATCTTTTTGATATCACTTTGAAGACTATTTTCATTAATGCCGTATAAGCTGAAATATTCTTCAATTTTATTCTTGCTTTTGTGAATCAGATCATGCAATAGTATTACTTGATAGGAGCTGTAACAATGTTTCAAATTCAAGGCATGCATAAGTCTTGGTATGGTTGCGCTTGAATACTAATAGAGGAATGCGGCCTTCTTTGCAATTAGATTCGCATTGTTTTATTGAAGCCCACACATTCATCTTTTCTTGGTTCTTGCATTCAATATCAAAAGGTATTAGCTTGCGTGCAGCTGGTGATAATTTAATATCACTTCCACTTTCTCCCATAATAGCACATTTGATGTCGTCTTCTTCTAATTCTGTATGCAAGGACCGGAATGAATCACGGACATGATCTTGTAATCGACGGCCTTTGGCCTTTGCAGCACTGGTGGAAATCTTTTTTGGCATTTCCAAAACTTACACCTTTTTCGGTTCTAATACACCTTTAATTTTTTGACGACGAAACATTTTACCTTTAAACAAAGCCTTTGGTGCACGAGCATCACCTGGTGCATAATCACCTTTAACACTAATACCAACAGAAGCCGTAGTATTATCTTCGCCAATAATATTTGCTTTTTGAAGAAGAATGTTATATAGTGTATAAAATTTTGACATTATAAGTATTTATGGATATCATTGAAAAGTACGAAGCAGAAATCAAAGAAGACGCGCATGTTGATGAATTAAATGTCAAAGATGTTGCAATGAGATTACCAGCCATTAAACACAAATGGGTTTCGCGTCTTATCTATCATAAAAGACAAGTATCAAAACTTAGCAACGAGTTAGATAATATTGTAGACCTTTCAATGAAAAAATTAAAGCAAATGGGCGACATACAGCTCAGTCCAAAAGCATTGCAAGCTCGCATTACAACTACAGCAGAGTATAAAAAAATCGAAGAAGACCGAGAATATCATCGTTCGATCGTGGATTACCTTGAACACGTCGAATCAATATTCAGATACATGACGAATGACATTAAAAATGTTATTGAAATTATGAAACTTGAAATGACATAATGGCTTATTTAAAATTTAAATTCAAAAGAGCACATAAAGCAATATTAGATTCAGATATCTTAGATATTGTTCGCGAACAATTTTCTGTTGAAGGAACTAATTTTTTTCGCCGAGGTCGAAGATTTGGCGCTGCTAATCCACGAACATATGCAATTACACCTTTAGGTGAATTAGATATTTGTTTGATACCGGAAGTTGTCAAACAAATATCTCAAATAGGATTGCCCGTATCAGTCGAATTAGACGATCTTTGCAGGAGAAGTCTTAAACCTGTATTGAATTTCAAAGGCTCAACTGCAATGGAGTTTAGTGAATTTCAGTTAAGACCTTATCAAAAAGAAGCGGTTGAAGTTTCAATACCAAAAGGCAGAGGTATAATCGTTTTACCTACTGCTACAGGTAAAACTTTAACAATGGCATCTTTGATTAAAACTATTTTATCTGAAAATGAATTTGACAGTAAGCATGTTCTTGTTGTAGTTCCTGATATCGGATTAGTCAATCAGACATATGCCGACTTTGTTAAATACGGGCTGGAATATTCATGCAGCAAATGGTCTGGTAGTTTTGATTTTGATAAAAACAGCAAAATCATTGTATGCAACCAGGCAATTTTAAGATCAGAGAGCCAATCAAGTATCACAGAATATCTTTCTAAGAATACAGGATTGCTCTTAATAGATGAAGTGCATACAATTAAAAGAGGTAATACATCTACAAAGTTATTGAGTAAATTTCAAACACTTCATCGATTTGGATTCACAGGCACATTACCAGAAAGTCCTCTCGACTTATGGGCATTGTTCGGTACTGTTGGTAGTGTGCTTACTAAAATTGAATCGAGAACAATGAGAGATGAAGAATGGATTGCAGATGCAATTGCCAAGATTATTCTGATTAAGCATCGAGAGCCTCCACATATCGTAGTTGATATTAAAGACCCAAATAAAGCTTATCTTGAAGAAATCGAATGGCTAGTTCAAAATAAATTCCGCAATAGTATTATTTGTAATTTTGCCAATAAACTAAGCAAAAATAGTCTGCTATTAGTTAATCGAAAAGAGCATGGTAAACAATTATTGGAGATAGCAAAAGAAATGGACCCAACAGGCCAAAAAGAAATACATTTCATTGAAGGAGAAGTCGAAGTAGAGGATCGTGAAAAGGTTCAAAAAATGATGGAAGAAAGAGATAATATTATCTGTATAGCTATGTCATCTATTTTTAGCACAGGTATTAGTATTAACAATTTGCATTATGTATTTTTTTGTTCAGGTGGTAAATCTCGAGTAAGAATCATTCAATCAATTGGACGTGGCAGTCGATTGCATCACAGTAAAAATAAAATGGTTTTATTTGATTTTGCAGATAATACCAGATATAGTTTTAAGCATCTGCAACGCAGAATAGAATTATATACACAAGAAAAAATTTCATATGAAACCATCGAAATCAGCGAAAAATGAGGTCCCGAAAAAAGGACCTAAAAAAAATAAAGAGTATTATGTGAAGCCAGAAGAGTTTCATGACGCAATAGTAAATTATTATGCAAGTAATACTGATGTAATTCCACATGAACTTGGTGATATGGTACAGAAGATTGCAAATAAAATTGGCTTCTTGCCAAACTTTAAAGATTATTCATATAAAGAAGAGATGATTGGTGATGCTGTTGTGAGAATGATTACTGCACTTTCAAAAAAGAAATATGATATTTCAATTGGAAATCCATTCAGCTATTTTACAAAAATTGCAATCAATACGTTTATCGGTCGTATTAAAAAAGAAAAGCAAAATCAAAACACACTCAAAGAGTATCGTGATGAGCTGTATGCTAATTTAGCCAACGACGAAGCTTGGTATCAGACACGCAGACAACAAAATGCAGAAAATGAATGGTGTGATTATCATCATTCATACCACACAGAAAGCTTCTATAATGACGATAATCAAGAAGAGGATACGTTAAAAACGATTGATGATGAAATTTAATAACAATCAAATTGGTGTAATTGCTGATTTACATTTAGGTGTATATCGTGATAGTGAATTATGGCATACCCTTGCGTTGGATTTTGCTAGATGGATGTCAAAGATATACAAAACAGTAGGCATTCAAGATATTGTTATTAGCGGTGATATTTTTCATAATCGCAGAGAAGTGTGTGTAAATACAATGCACACCGCATCTGAGTTTTTTAAGATACTCAAAGATTTTAATATCATATTGGTAACAGGAAATCATGACGCATACTATAGAGATAGAGCGGATGTCAATTCATTGAACATCCTTACTGGTTGGGAAAATATTCACGTTGTCTCTGAAGTAGAAACAATTGAATATTGCAATAAAAAAATAACATTTGTGCCATGGGCGGCTGATACGAATGTTATTCCTCAATGTGATATTATGTTTGGTCATTTTGAAATTGCAAGCTTTTCAATTGCAAGAGATCAAGTATGTCAACATGGAGAATCTGCAACTAAATTGATTGACATTGCACCACTAGTAATCACAGGACATTTTCATATGTCAGAAATACGACAATATAAAAATGGCAAAATTGTTTATGTAGGATCTCCAATGGAACTTAGCTGGGGTGAAGCATATACAAAAAAATATATTTGGGTATTAGATATTGAACAAAGCCAGATGAGAGCAATTGAGAATAATATATCACCGAAGCATTTAATCTTCAAGAGTTCTCAAGTCCGCAACAATCTCACGGAATATCGCGAACAAATCGCGAACAACTTTATCCGAATTCAAATTGATGAAGAGCTGCCGGTTTCTGATATCGAAACCCTACAAACAAATTTAGCAACGTTAAAGCCTATTGAATTTAATTTTGAATATCAAGAGTCTGGTCGTGTAAATTTAGATCACATTAATGATGATTTCGATCCAATTGACATTGAAAAAACATTTAGTGAAATAGTAGACAAGTTATCAGAACCAGCACATAAGAAGCAAAGAATATTACAAACATTGGTTGACATATACCACCAAGCCAATTAAAATTATATTATGAAACCAGAATTAATTACACCAGATCAATTAGAAGTAAACTCCGATACTAGTGAGGCCTCATTCGGGTGTGCACTAGATTTAATGGCAAAAGATGCAGACGCAAAATCTATTAATGAAATTAAAATCAAAGACGAAAGAATCGATGCGAATGTTTTTCTATCTTTAGAAATGGATGGTCTTGTTCCTTCTCATGAAGACATAGAATCATCTATGCTATCGGCAGAGGATCTTGTGAATATGATTCGTGAAATCGAAAAACACCAATCATCGACATAAAATATGAATACAAATTTATTACAAACAGACACTGATGATATTAAGAAACAATCATCTGATGCGTTGTTGAAATCTTTTGAAAATGATCCAGACAATATAAACATATCAAATCTCTATACACCACAAGAGTCAATCGACTTGCGGGATCTTTTTAATGCTTTATCTCCTTATAAAACACAGACCAACCATGTACCAACATCGGACTTTGATGACATTATGAAAAGCATTGATGATGATATAAAAAGCAGAATGAATGATGAAGGTTGATCAATTATGAAAATAGGAATAGGAATCATTACATGCAATCGTCCAGAGTTTTTAAAAAAATTATGGGCAACTATACCAGACTATATCGATGATATAGCCATCGTCAATGATGGGAATAAAATCGATAATATAGAAGGTGCGTACATTATAAACAATACCCAAAAGTTACAAGTTGGTGGGTCAAAGAATGTGGCGATGAAATATCTTTTAAATCAAGGATGTGATTATATATTCACACTTGAAGATGATATTTTAATCGAAGATCCTACTGTATTTTTACAATACATCGAAGCATACAAATCTACAGGTATTTGTCATTTTAATTTTGGGTTTTCAAATCTCGAAAATTTAGATGCATCTTTGCAACCTGTTTATAAAAAAGTCATTGAATATCCAAACGGTACAAAAATTGTATTAACACCTAATGTATTAGGAGCATTCACCTTTTACACAAGAAATGCATTAATGGAAATAGGATTACATAATCGTATTTTTAATAAAGGCCATGGCGATCATCCAGAATTGACATATAGAGCATATAAGTATGGCTATACAACTCCATTTTGGTGGTTTGCGGATATTTACAATAGTTGGAATATGATTAAAAATCAATCAAATATGTCATCTGATAGCACAATCAGAAATAACAATTTTTGGGAATCATTTAACGAGGCGAACGATGCATTCAAACAATTGCATGGGTATAAAATGACAGAGGTTCCGGATATCGGTGAAGAAAAAGTATATGAAATCCTTAAACAATTAAAAAAGAAAAATGGCCATGAAAGATAAAATAGGAGTCGGAATTACAACATACAATGCAGAATCATATTACAAAATACTATATGATTCTTTACCTCTTGATCATATTGATTGTTTAGTTACTGTAAATGGAGGTGACAAATATTCAAACAATTACTCAGGGCATTGGATCCAGCATACCCAAAATAAATTTCCGTCAGTGTGCAGGAATGAATGTGTAAAATATTTACTTGATCAAAATTGTGAACATATCTTCATTATTGAAGATGATATGATTATTTTAAAATCCAATATATTCAACGAATACATTAACGCTTCAAAAGAATCAGGTCTAAAATATTTGTGTTTTGTAAGTACTAGCCCAGGAGCAGGAAGTCCTCACAACAGAACACCAAAAACAATAATTGACTATCCAAATAATAGAAGAATTGCATTTTATCAAAATATGTGCAATGAATTTACATATCATCATAAGACTGCATTTTTAAACACAGGATGGTATGACGAAAATATGCGTGATGGTTTTGATGTTGACATGGCATATCGTGAATCTAAAAACAAGCACAGTTCATTATTTTGGTATTTTGCAGACATTATAAATTCAGACGAATATATCATGAATAATCCAAACGCAACAAGTCGCCTACAAACAGAACGACCTGATGGCAGTAGAGCAGATATCATAGATAAAATATGGGAATATTTTTACTCCAAACACCAAATATTAGTTAATGATATCCCTCATCCAAGTTTAGATGATTTGAAAATCAAACTCAAACAAATATATGAATCAAAAAATTGACGTTTTTCTGCCAGTCGCACCAAAAGATCTTTTTAGATCAAGATTGGTTATTAAATATTTAACCAGGCATGTCAATAACATTAATAATATCCATATATGCACACCTACACCAGTGTTGCCTATATTTGAAAAAAATGAATTAGAGTATAATATTCAATATCATTTGGATAGTGAAATATTACCATATGTTGTGCCTCAAAAATGGAAATTTAGGCCTAATTGGATTCTACAACAATTTTTAAAGCTTTTTCAAGATGTAACGAATACAGACTATTACATAACAATTGACAGCGATGTAATTGTTACTAATCAATTAAATTTTTTCGAAAACACAAATCCGATATGGTATTATGGCGAGGACCAATGTGAATCACAGTATTTTAATTTTAACAAATCAATGTTTAATTTACCTCGAAAGGCTTCTCATACATACATAGGAGATATTGGGTTCTTTAATAAAAATATTGTCAAACATTTAATAGAATATTCTGGACTAACCAAAGAACAAATCATCGAACAAAGCTACAATATAATTACAAATACTTGTCATCTATCTGAGTTTGAATTGTACGGTAATTTTATCGAAACATTTTATCCTGATTTATATATTACAAAACGGTTAAAGGCTCTTAAAAATGGAAAATTTCAATTCAATCCATATGAAACTAATTGGAATCTTGAGGAAACGTTACAATTAATACAAAAAGGAACAATCGAAAAATATGATGTTGTTAACATGCATTCTTGGTGCATAAATTCACATTCTTGGTTAAAATGAAAGCAATATTAATACATTTATCTCCTCATAATTTGCCAATTAATGGCCAAATGATATGCGATAAATACGTATACAACACTCTGCCTTCTTATGCTAATATATGTGTAAACCAATGTACGAAATATTTTCATGATCCTGTTGTAATTGATAATCAATATGTCATTGAACACATGAGAGATGATATTAAAAATCTTTATGATATTTGTCTTATAAAATATCCAACACAATCATCAAATGCCTTTTGGTTTACAACAATGGCAAGATTATTTGTTTTATATCATTATTGTAAACATAATAGTATAAATGAGTTCATTCATTTAGAATATGACAACTTAATATATTCAGAGATGAATGAACTTAAAAAATTAAAACCATCGTTATATTTTACAAGCGTTGGTCCCTATATCGGATCTGCTGGATTTGTGTATTGTAATTCTTTATCACATTTAGAAAAATTTATTGTTCACCTAACAAAATTGATAAACACAGGAGAACAAATACTGTACAATGATAATATTGTTCCTCATTTCTTACCAGTTTCTGAAATGGTCATGATAGATTTGATCTATAGAGGAACACAAAATGTAATAGAGTATCTACCAACATTACCGCTGGGAGTAGGAAGTAATCATTTTAATGAGTTAGGAATACTGTTTGATGGTGCTTCATACGGCCAATACATAGGAGGTACAAATAACGGGCATAGCAAAGGATTCTGCGACCCCAATCATTATGTGGGCCAAAATATTTCAAATAACACAATAAATGTTTTATTTCAAAATAAAAAACCATATACATCATATAACGGCAAATTAATTCCAATCGTTAATTTGCACATTCACAGTAAACAACTAGAACTATATTCTAATGAATAATACTTTTATCACGGGTAATAAATTTAAATCTCTATGCGATGATTATGTTGACATAGACAAACATTATATTGATATTTCAAAAAAACCAAAAACAATATTTGTAAAGACCGACTATATTCCTGCATTTTACAAAAAAATAATGCCACTAATAGATTATAATTTTAGCTTAGTTACACATAATTCCGATCTACATATCAACGAAAGATATTCGGTAATATATGAGGATAAACGAATAATTAATTGGTACGCTATGAATTGCGAAATAATTCATCCAAAGCTTAAACCAATACCAATAGGAATTGCAAATGAAATATGGGAACACGGAAATGTCGATATTTTAAATGAAATCATAGAAAAAGAAATATCACATGACAATCTTTGCTATAGCAATTTTGATATATCTACTAACCCAAACAAACGCAAACATGTATACGACATCATACAAAGTAAATCATTTATTGATTGTGAAACAAAAAAATTACCCTTCAAAGAATATTTGACAAAATTAAAAAGCTATAAGTATGTAATATCACCACCGGGTAATGGAGTAGATTGTCATCGAATATGGGAATCAATTTACCTTGGTGTTATACCTATCGTAGAAAACCACGCCGCATTGAGAGAATTTAAAGATTTGCCTATATTGTTTGTCGATTCGTTTTCGGATATAAATGAACAAATGTTGAATCATCTATATTTAAAAATCAAATATAGAGACAAACACAAAGTAAATATGTTAAGTGATTATAACAAAAACTTACTATAATGCGCAACATTTTTTTACCACAATATAGGATAAGATTGTTTGCATGTCGAGGAATTAACTCACTTCTCACTAGCTACTAAATCTTTTGGTTGCATAAAAAAAATACCTAGATAAATATAAGGCATGATACCACATTTGATTAACGAAACACTAAATGGAACTGGTGATTCTTCACAGCACACAATGGCACTTTTCGGCTTAGCACTGACTTTAAAAGCAAAAAATATTTTAGAATTAGGAGTTAGAGCAGGGCTTACTACATTGCCTTTATTACACTCAACATTATACACAGGAGGACACCTGACAAGTATTGATATCGAAGAAAATGCAGCAATAAGACAACTGCATAATAATAACTCAAGTAATTGGGATTATATTATTTCAGAAGCACAACACTATTTAAAAAATTTACCACAAGATAAAATTTTTGATTTAGTTTTAATTGATGATTGGCATGATGGTGATCATCTTTTTGAAGAAATAAAATTAATCGAGCCCCATATTACACCATCGTCATTAATTTTAATACATGATTGTATGTGTTATAATACACAGCCATCATATCATGTATACCTTGATAAAGAAGGTGAATTTGCAAATGGAGGTCCTTATGGTGCCGTGCAAAGATTGGATCGTGAAATATGGGAATATTCTACAATTCCTGTTAATAATGGCATGACAATTTTAAGAAAGCTTGACAAAACTTTAATTTTTTAATTTATAAAATAAATTAAAAAATGCATAAAATTATTTCCGATGGATCATTATTATTATAATATAGGCGAAGATTGGTTCACATACCCGAACATATACGCAATGGCTGTCAATGGCGCACATGCTAATGCTAAATTTGTTGAAGTAGGATCTTGGAAGGGACGCAGTTCATGTTTTATGGCTGTTGAAATTTTAAATTCTGGTAAAAATATAGAATTTTATTGTGTCGATACTTGGAAAGGTAGTGAAGAACACCAAGAAATGGATATAATTCATAGTGACAATTTATATCAAGAGTTTATTAAAAACATTAAACCAGTATCTAATATCATTAAGCCAATTAGAATGGATTCTTTGGATGCAAGTAAAACATTTGAAGATGAAACACTCGATTTTGTTTTCATAGATGCCGCTCATGACTATGAATCTGTCAAAAAGGATATTATTCACTGGTATCCAAAGGTCAAGAAAAATGGAATTTTAGCTGGGCATGATTATGCACCATCATGGGGAGTCAAACGAGCAGTTGACGAATGGGCTGCTGAAAATAATATTGACATTGTAGTAGATCATGGCAGTATATGTTGGCTTTGCAAAAAGAAATAAAACTGACTTGCAAATCAATATATAATGTAGTATCTTATGCGTAATGAAGCGTGTTGTCTTAAAAAAGCTAAAGGTCAAAAATTTTCTTAGTGTCGGTGATGAATGGGCAGAATTGGATATCAAACCAGGCCTAACATTCATCACAGGCCATAATCATGATAAGAACAGTTCGAATGGTGTTGGCAAATCAGCACTATTCACAGATTCATTCTTTTTTGCTCTTTATGGCCACACACTGCGCAAGCTCAATAAAAAAGAAATTGCTAATAACATTACACAGAAGCCATGCAAATCGATTATATCATTTGACGTTTATGATAATCACAATAAAGACGAATATATTCTAACAAGACAGCTCTCGCCATCTAAGATGCAGCTGTTTAAAAACGGAATTGACATTTCTCAAAATATTCGCGAAACTGATAATGTTATCGAAAAAACAATCAATGCTACTTCAGATATATTCAAGTATGCGGTCATTATGACTTTAAATGATTCTGTCGGGTTCATGAATCAAAATAAAAATGACCGACGTAAATTCATTGAAAGTATTTTGAATTTAGGTGTATTTGCAGATATGGTCAAACTGCATACTAAGATTATCTCAGAGTCAAAAAAAGATTTCGAAGTCGCTAATAGTAGGTTGCTTGATGCTAAAAGAACCCTTGACCAATATGAAGAACAGACAAAGAAAAGTACCGAAAGAAGACAGAATAAAATTAAAGAACTAAATGATCGAATTGATTCCAACAAAGAGGAAATCAATCGTCTTTTAGATACGATTAATTCTATTCAAATTCCAGATATTAACAAGCTCCTGTCGAATAAAGATATCATAGAGCAAAAGCAAATTGAACTACGTCAATCAAAAGAAACTGTATTGACTAATAAGACTCAAATTGAATTTCAAATTCAGCAACATCAAAAAAGAATTAATCATATTCAAAGCCATGGCCCATCATGTGATAAATGCATGAGAGTGTTTACTGATGATGACAGGGCACATGAAGAAAATGAATTAGATACATTGAGACAAACAATTCAAGACTTAAAAGACAAGCTTGAGAAGTGGAATCATGCTAACAAAGAAATTGAGACTCGCATTAATAAATGCGTAGATGCATTAAAGCAAATCAATGATAATGTTCTTTTTGTAGAAACAAAAAAATCAGAAAAGGCAAGCATCCAATCTAGAATTGAACAACTTCAAAATTGGAATGATGTTATTGAAAAAGACATGTCATCGTTAAATGTAGAAGATGATAATTTTGTCGAAGCTATTAATGATATTAGTAATAGAGTAAATGATTTACAACAACAGACCAATACCGAATCAGAAAAAATTGAAATACTAGAAATTGTTCGATTCTTGCTTTCTGAAGAAGGAATTAAAAAATTTATTGTCAAAAAAATTCTTAAATTGCTTAATTCGAGATTGAGTCATTATCTCAAAGCTCTCAATGCACCATGCACATGTATCTTTGATGATGTCTTCGAAGAAAAAATTGTCAATGATAAGGGCGTTGAATGTTCTTATGAATCATTTTCTGGTGGAGAGCGGAAAAGAATTGACCTTGCTATGCTTTTTACATTTCAAGATATTCGTAGATTGCAATCCAATACCACTATCAATATCAGTGTATATGATGAATTGATCGACTCTGCATTATCAAGCGAGGGTGTTTTGAATGTTCTTGAAATGCTAAAAGAAAGATCAATCAAATACAACGAGGCGATGTATATTATTACACATCGAAAAGAGAACACTACACTGATGAATGATTCGAATGTCATTCATCTTGAGAAAAAAAATGGAATAACTGAATTGAAAATGACAGAGACTTGTACTATATAAATACAAAGTCATGTCAATCCATAATCCATATACACAAGGAACTGTAATTGGTAAGCCAGTATTTGGCAATTATAACCCAGAATTTTTTCAACGAAGAGTTAACGCACAATTCGAGCAACTAAGAAAGAATGCACCACCAGTACAATCGGCAGACTCCTCTGGTGCTGGACTAAAGAGAGCCTTACATTTTTATGCTGATTATGGTGGGTGTGGGTTGTGGCGTATGACATGGCCAGAATTACTTCTTAATGGATATGGAAAAGCCGTAGTCAATAGTTTGACTCAAATGGTTTCTGATCCTAATTTTTATCAGCCAATTAATGCAATTAAATTACAAAGACAAGCAACACCAGATCAGTATGAATTTGTGAAATTCCTTAAGAGCCTGCAAGGCGAGTTTGGATTTAAACTTATCTATGAGGTTGATGATGTTGTAATTGGTGAAGATATTCCTCTATACAATACTAGTCGTGTGGCATTTAATGTCATTCCAAATTATGCACCAAAATTCTGGCTGCATGATTTTTACAATCCAATCAAGATTGACAAAAATTATGTTAAAAATAAGAAGAAACCTGTGATTGGTTATATGGGATCTGGTACGCACTTTGACCCATCAAATGCAGCGAATCAACAAGATGACTTTGCTCATGTTATCGATGCAGTTATTCGCACACGTAATAAATTTCAATGGGTCTTCTTAGGCGGGATTCCAATGAAACTTTTGCCCTATGTGCACCGCAAAGAAATTATTCATGTGCCATGGGTGAACATTTATGAAATGCCGCGTGTATTTGCTTCGCTAAATGTCAATGCTGTTGTAGCACCAATCGCACGCAATGAATTCAATCGTGCAAAATCGGACATTAAAATGCTCGAAGCTGGTGCATTGGGCATTCCAGGCGTCTTCCAGAATCTTGAACCATATCAAGCCGCACCTTATAAATTCGATACAGGAGATGAGATGATCGCACAGCTTGATCGACTTCTCAAAGATCGCAATGAGTATCTCAAACAATCAGAGAAGGCTCGTAAGATGGCGGAAAAGAGATGGCTAGACGATCATCTTGATGAGCATTACGAAATGCTCTTTAAAATGCCAAACGAAAAACGTGATTCTCTCTCCGCCAATGGTTATAATTAACCATGTGGAGAAATGTCTATTACGATAATAGCCGAAAGAAATTATTTTTGTGGAGTTGGGATAAGCAAGGCAAGCGCCGAATGTATGACTTTGCCTTTGAACCATTTCTCTATGTAGAAACCACTGATGCAAAAAATGCAGATGGCAAGAGCTTGTTTGATACCAATTTGAAGAAGCTTACTTTCGCGAGTGAAAGCGCTCGTAATGCATATATTAAGCAATCAAATATCCGTAGGCTATTTTACAACCTAAAACCAGAACAACAATTTCTTTTAGATCTTTATAGAGACAAGGACTTTGATTGGTCTGAATTGCCATTTAAGGTTTTTTATGCTGACATTGAGGTGTATTCTCCTTATGAATTTCCAGAGGCAGATGAAGCAAAACACCCAATCAATGTTGTCACTATTTATGATAGCATTGCACAGACATATCATGTATGGGGATTGAATGATTATGATAAGAGCAAGTTGAATGAAGTTCTACAAAAACAGAACATATCACCACTCGACATATCAAAAATCAAATACACACATTGCCGTTCGGAAACAGAATTGCTTCAGAAGTTTTTAGACTTCTGGACAAATGATTATCCTGATCTAGTGACAGGATGGAATATTGAAGGATTTGATATTCCATATCTCATTAACCGAATTTCATATATACTCAGTGAAGCCGATGCAAGATCACTCTCACCAGTCAATAAGCTCTATGTAAGAGAGGGAATTGCTACAAAATTCGGTCGAGAAATTAACAAATGGTATATTCGAGGGCTTACTTGCCTTGATTATATGGATTTGTATAAGACATTCAGCAGAGGTGAGCAAGATTCTTATTCATTAAATAACATCGCAGCGGTCGAGCTTGATATTACAAAACTTTCACACAATGCAAGTGACCTTGCGTCTTTGAGTGAAAGTGATTGGAATATGTTTGTCAATTACAACATTCATGACGTAAACCTCGTTCGTCTGCTCGATGAAAAGTTGAATTATGTGAACATTGCTCGCTTCTTGGCTTATAAAGGATTTACAAAAATTGAAGATTCTTTAGGCAAGATCATGATTGTAACAGGCGCAATGTGTAAGGAAGCAAATCGGCTTGGTAAAATTATTCCAACATTCGCACCTTCAAATTCACAAGAGGATTATGTTGGTGGTTATGTTAGAGAACCACAAAGAGGATTGCATGAAGCTGTAGTGTCATTTGATGCTAATTCACTATATCCTAATACAATCATTACACTTAATTTGTCACCAGAAACAAAAATTGGCAAGATCATTTACAAGGACGATGATGAATGCAGAGTCAAATTTATAAATGGTAAAATACAATCAATGAGCCATGAAAAGTTGCACGAATTGTGCTCAAAAAACAATTTAGCATTATCAATGGCTGGTGTCTTATATAGACAAGATGTAAAGGGCATTTGCCCGTCATTTATCGATTCCTTATATCAAGAGCGTGTTGTTATTCAAAATCAAATTGAACAGCTAGAATCACAGAATTTGAAGGAGAACAAGGCGAAAATTAAGCATCTTGACCAGATGCAATATACGATCAAAATCTTTTTGAATTCGGCATATGGTACTTATGCTAACAAGTATAGTCCTTTTTATGACATTGATATGGCGGCGAGTATTACAGAGACAGGACAGGCTGTAATCAAGCAAGCAGCTGGAGTTGTAAATCAATACTTTATACAAGAACACAATCTCCCTGATAAAGATTATATCATTTATGGAGATACGGATTCGATTTATCTTACCATGAAGTCTTATCTTGCAATCAAGCAAGTTACTGTATTGCATGATAATGGAAATGTAACAGAAGAATTTGTTAAAGAAACAGACACTCTGCAGTCATATATCAATGACAAGATCAATAATTGGGCTCGCAATGTTTTACATTCAACAGATCCAAGATACTTCTTTAAGAGAGAATCAATTTGTGATGCTGGTCTCTTCTTGGAAAAGAAACGATATATTCTTAGTGTCCGATATGACGGAAAAAGACACAAACACAAATTTAAGTATGTCGGGGTTGAAGTACAGCGAAGCACGTATTCCGCAGCAATCAAAACCATGATGAAAGACATTATCATGGAAGTGTTTCGCACCAAAGACAGGCTTAAATCAGATGCCAAATATCGTGAATGTTACGAGAGGTTTAAGGAATTGCCTATTGATGAGATTGCTTTCAGATCTTCAATTAAAGACTACGAAAAATATGCAAGCCAATCGGATGGATTCAAAATAGCTTTGCATACACCTATTCATGTCAAGTCGGCAATTTATTATAATACATTGCTTGAAACATTAAAATTGAAAGCAAAATATCAAGCAATTGTTTCCGGCACCAAAATCAAATACATCTATACAGGACAAAACAAATACGGCATCAAGTGCATAGGCTTTAATGATACGATTCCAGAAGAATTTGATATTAAAGTTGATGTAGAAAAAATGTTTGAATCATTAGTTGCACCGTGCATTGAAAGAGTGTATAATTCATTGGGGTGGCAACTGCCTGACATGAGAAGACAATACCAATGTGATTTCTTAGAACTTTTCGGATTATGAATAAAACATACATTACACACGAAGCACCTATATCTATTTTAGATACAGTAGGTTCAATTACTGACTACGACTATTGTTTGGTTCATCTTCTAGATGAATCAGAAAAGTATCGTGATTATTTTTTCAGGCAGAAAAAAGCAGGACGAAGAATCATTCTTGACAATAGTATATTCGAACTTGGCACTGCATTTGATCATGCCAAATATGAGCAATGGATCGTCAAGCTAGAACCATTTATTTACATTATGCCTGATGTGCTTGGTGATTTGGATGCTACTGTTGAAAATGCAAATGTATGGAGTAAAAAGAAATTTAATAGCAGACCGATGGCAGTAGTGCAGGGTCAAAGCATGGATGAGCTTACTACATGTTATACAAAGTTCATTCATCTCGGTATCAATACAATTGCGATTGGATTTAATCATGACTTCTTTGTTCGTGATGAATCAACAAGGGACTGGGATCAAGCGAACGGCAGAATAAAATTCGTTCAACATTTGCTGAATAAATTTTATTGGAATGGAGGCGCATTCATCAATGATGGCGAAGGATTTTATCACCATTTGCTGGGTTGCTCTTTGCCGGTGGAATTCTGTCATTCAATTTATCAATCGGTTCACATTAATAGCATCGACACTTCAAGCCCAGTATTGCACGGACTTCTTGGTGTTGATTATGAGCCACTAGGCATCTTAACAAAGAAGAAAATTAAAATGAATGATCTTATACATGCAAATGTTACATCAGAACAATTGCAAAAAATCATTGCAAACATTCACACCTTCAGCGATATTATTTGATATGAAAATCTGTATTAGCGGGCCTCAATGTTCAGGTAAAAGCACACTCATGAAAGCGTTGGGTAATATTGAAATGTTTGAAGATTATCATTTCATTGATGAACCAGTACGCAAGCTTGTTGCTGAAAAAGGAATTAAGATTAATAAAATTGCAGACTATGAAAGTCAAATGATGATTCTCGAAGAACACCATCGAAACACGTATCGGCATTATTCTTTAATCACAGATCGTGGGGCATTAGATGCTTTTACGTATGCTACTTGGTCGTATCTCAAGGGCGATTATTCCTATAAGGAATGGACTGATTTTTCAGACATCTTCCAAAAAACAATGAGAAGATATGATCGAATTTTTATTATGCCTCCGGCAAAATGAAATTGCTAATCTGATGGAAGATATTGCAAATGAATGGTGTGCCGTTAATAATTGGATTGTGCCGGTACATAATGTACCCACCGGCAATACAAATGATTATGTGAAATTTATTCTTAGCCTCGTATGACTAAATTATACCTATCTTGGGACACCGTAACAGAAGCTTCAGAACAGCTTGCACATAATCTATATGATCAATTTCCAGGTGAATCAAAAAATGATATTGTTGTGTTTGCGCCTTATTATGGTGGCTGGCCTGTAGCATCGATGATCATTAATCAATTGCGCTCATTGTTTAATGATGAACATTACAAGCCTGCCATTTTATCAGAAACAGATATGACAATGCATCTTTTGGTTCCGTTCTTGAAATCGAAGCATCTTGTCATTATTGATGATGTGCTTGATACTGGTCGCGTGATTAACAATATTATTTGGAGAATTGTATCGGAATGTCGTGCATTTATGACACAAGAAGAAATTCTGCAAAGGATTCATATTTGTACTGTCGGTAAGAAAAGAAATTGTGAATGGAAATGCAATCACTTTTATGTTCATGAATGGGATCCAAATAAATGGATTTGTTATCCATGGGAAACATAAGTTAGAATATGGCTAATTTTTTGCAATTTATTAACATCATCGAAGAAGAGATGAAATTAAGAGAATCGAGAACAAACAAATTTAATATCAAATGGCAGATCGTAAGAACAGATGCTCGTGATATTAAAGACCCATCTAAAAAACTATCGTTTGTTTTGAATTTTCTTAAAAACAATCCTTCTAAACAAAATTATGACCGCGTTGCTAATTGGGTTAAAATGACAGGTGTTTCATACAAAGGAGAAGATCGTGAAAAATATGAAAAAGCACATGAAACCCTTAAAGCCAGCCAAGATGATTATAAAGAAGGAGATGAAGAGAACGATCTAAGCAAAGCAAGTACATCAGAAATAGAGAAAGTATACAAAGATCTTAGTAAGCGCAAGTACGGATTTCAATATAAATCAGTACCAAAAGATCATATTGCATTCATGAATGAATTAGAAAATGAACTAAAGAAAAGAAAAAATGCATAATGAAAAATTAGAAACAATTGTTAATAAATGGAATAGAATACTTCGTCATAAAAGAAACGAAAAATCACTATTCGATGATGATTATAAACAAAATGTAAAAATTTCCACAGGCAAAAATTCAAACAATCAACCAATTTATAAAGGAAAATCTTTTAATAGATTTACTTTGCTATTAAAAGATTTTGATTTTGATTGGCTAGAGAAAAATTTGTCAAAAATCAAAAGTACGATCAATGCAAAAATTACAGCATCAATAATTAATCAATTATTTAATGACTATTCTATATATACCAGCAACGAAATATATGCGAAAGTTGTATTAAAAGAACTTGCAGAAAAATCAAAAGATAAATTTTTAGATTCAAATTCACTGATGCAAACTTTTCAAAAATATAACATCAAATTGGATATTTACATAGCAGAAATTGGCATTATAAAATATATCAACAATGCTTGTGGTAATCCTTATAGTTTGATGATTAATATGGGATTAAAAATACAACCTCCACGTTAATTTCAATAATTTAATTCATTCCAACCATCAATTGAATACATATCACCAAACCACATGTGTCTATATTTGCCGTAATATATATTAGAATAAAAAGACAACCACCCGATCACCGCAGAAAAAGAACCATGTGATAGTATGACATTTTTACAAGTACTACCAAATTGCATAGTATCAACCTCTGTTCTATTAAAATATTCAATATTATAATTATCACTTAATTTTTTTACTATTTCATGATTAAAATCATCACTAGCTAAAAAAATCTTATCATATTGAAGATTGTTAATTGCCCTGCTGTAATAGTCATATCCTAAATTCCACTGCGCAGTATCAGTCAAACGAAGATGCAGAAAAATATCATGATTATTGTCATATCTTTCATTAAATGGATTTTTACCAATAATACTATTTTTTCATTTCAGTGTGAAGCCAATTATGAATCATTTTAGAAATATCTTTTGTTTGAAAATAATGAACATTGGCGTTTATATTACACTCAATTTGAGGACCATTTAAAATATCAAAATAATTATCATCCGTCAATTCAATGCTACAATTAAAATCATTTTCTCCTGAAAATAATTCAATACCTAAAGATTGGATTAAATCATGACTCGAATAGCGAACAGCCAAATTATTCTTTTTAGCAATAAAATGTAATGCAATATTTCTTATAATTTGATTACCGAGTCGCCCATGATAAATATTAGTTTCAGTCATAAAAAAAATATTTATTTGTAGTTGATAACAAAGCACACCACATTTAAAATATAATATCATTAACCTATGAGTACAGAAACAAACCTTAATGTCTTCGTCAAAGAAAATCTGATCGCATTTATCGATCCTGCAGGCCGAACTGGTTTCGGCGAGCGTATTCCAACGCTAGATACTGATAGCACGATTGCAATCAAGAATCCAGTCGTCGTCCATGTTATTCCACAAGGACCTAACATGGCACTACAGCTGTTGCCTGCCTTCTTCAAGGAATTCAGTGCTTCACAAGAAGAGCCAATCGTTTTCGATTATCCGAGAGGAGCGATTGCTATTACAAACAACGCGACATTTGACTTCAAGCTTTATGCGCAATATGAAAGCATGTTTGCACCTCCTCCACTAGTGCAGCCGGTTTTTTCAGATCCAAAAGTTGTCAAGCTGTTTGACGAATAAAAATTGACAATATGTCAATTGCGCTCTCTTGGTGTAAAAGCCAAGAGAGCTTTTTTTGGCCTCTAAACCATTTGATTTTATACTCACCATCGGTTATAATTTAATACATGAAAAATCCAATCCTAGAAAAGGCTTTTAAGAGTCTCAAGAAGATTAATCCAGACGCAGAATTTCTCAATAATAGTACATTATCAACGATCACAGGATATGTTGATACTGGTAGTTATGCGCTAAATGCCATTATCAGCGGCAAGATCAAAGAAGGAGGTGTGCCGAAAGGTCGTATTACAGGATTTTCAGGACCATCAGGATGTGGCAAGACATTGATCATTAACAAGATTTTCGGCAATGCACAAAAACATCATGGCATGATTCCTGTTATGTGGGATACTGAAGGTGCTGTTGATCGTAGAGCAGCAGAAGGTGTTGGATGTGATGTTAATAATTACATTTGGAATTCTGCAGATACGATTGAACAATGTCGAAATGATATGGTTAAATTTCTTGATGAGATTATCGCAGATCCAGAGATGAGAGGCAAATTTATATTTGCAATCGATTCTCTCGGCAATCTTATCAATGCAAAAGAATTGCAAGACATTTCAAAGGATAAAGATTCGGCAGATATGGGTTTGCGAGCAAGAGCAATGAAAAGTTTGATGAGAACATTGAGCAATAAGGCATCAAAAGCACAAGTACCTATTCTCTTTTCAAATCATATTTATGATGATCCATCTGCAATGTTTCCTTCATTAATTAAGAACCAAGGCGGCGGTAAAGGACCAATTTATCTTTCGACTGTATTGGTTCAAATGGCAATGACACAGAATAAAGACGAAGAAGATGAGAATAAAAAGATTGCAATTGCTAATAAGGTTAGCGGCATTACAATGTCAGCAATGACAGTAAAGAATCGTATTGTACCGCCATTCCTCAAGACAGAACTTGAGCTGAACTTCAAGACAGGATTGGATAAATATTCAGGACTTGAGGTGATGGCGATCGCGTATGACGTGGTAAAGCAGACAGGAGCAACCTATCAGTTGCCGAATGGTACTAAGCTTGGATATTTCAAGCAATGGAGAAAGAATACTGAGCTTTGGGAAAATACAATTATTCCTGAACTGCAAAAGAAACTCGACATCGAACTTACATACTCAACCGATAACATCGACCAAAATGACGAAGAAGACAGCGAAGAAGATTGATCTTAACCTATTTGAAGTGGTCATTGCTTATCATGCTCTGTTCAATGCAGAGTATCTTGCTAGCATTATTGATTTTCTCAAGCCCGATTTATTCAATCGAGCAGAGACAAAGGCTGCAATCTTTCCGATTGTTGAATATTTCAATGAACATAATGAAATTCCGACGATCACAGAGATCAAAGTCCGTCTTCAGAATTCTACTGATCGTGAGTTATTTGCAAAGCTTTTAAGAGAGTTCCAGACAATTGACAAGACCTTTAATCTAAAAGAATTGCTCACAAATACAGAGCAGTTTTTGAAAGAAAGATCTCTTGTCTCATTCTTGAGTAAGACCGCAACACAGCTTGCAAAAGAAGGCAGTGTTGATTATGAAGGTGCGTATGCAGAGCTAGAATCTGCTGTTACGATGTCATTGATCGATGATGTCGGTCTTGAATATTTTAAAGACTTTGATAAGCACCTAGAGTATCTTGACAAGAAAGAATCAAGATTGTCTACTGGATGGAAATGGCTCGATGAAAAGCTTGGTGGTGGTCTTCTTGAAGAAGGTAGATCATTGTATGTATTCTGTGGTACTACTAATGTAGGCAAATCAATCTTTCTTGGTAATATTGCAAATAATATTGTCAAGCAAGGCAAATGCGCAGTCATTATTACATTGGAAATGCCTGAGCAGATTTATGCAAAACGAATCTCTTCACAATTGACAAGAATTCCTATTAATACTCTTGCCGAACAAAAAGAGCATCTTAGAAGCTGGATGAATAATTATACATCGAATAATCTTGATTCGAAATTATTCATTAAAGAGTTTCCGCCTTCGTCCATTAGTGCAAATCATATTCGTGCTTATCTAACGAAACTGGTGCGCAAAGGAGTTAAGATTGATGCCATTATTATTGACTATCTTAATTTGATGATTCCATGTAGAGGATCTGGTGACGGTAATTCATATGAGAAGATCAAAAAGATTGCAGAAGAAACACGAGCACTGTCTTATGTATTCAATGCTCCTGTTATTTCAGCAACGCAACTTAATAGATCTGCATATGATCAAGCGAATCCAGGTCTTGAGACGACAGGTGAATCTATGGGATTGCCAATGACAGCAGATGCTCAATTTGGTATTTGGTGTACTGACGAAGATCGTGAAGCCGGAATTCTACATCTTAACCTAATGAAGAATAGATTCGGCCCGAATTTTGGCAATACTACGTTTCAAATTGATTATGATACTTTACATTTGTCAGAATATGATAATGAAACATTAGCATCAGATACGCAAATGTCTGAAGAAGATTTGGATTCTGTTATCAACGATCTCAAGTTGACAAATGGATAGTCATGAGGGTAAATAGGATGCATGGAATTTGAACATAATGCGGAATCATCTGAATTTATTGGTGAAAATGAAATAGACGATTTCTTTATTAAAACATGCTCTTTGATATCCTTATTATCAAACAAAACACTTAGCCCTACATCGATTATCATTACAATGATTCAAAATCCAGAAATGAGACAATTGGTTTGTGAGATTACAGATATGTCTTATTTTGAATTTGTTAAAAAGATGTCTTACAATTACGATATTGTCAATAGATCCAAAAAAATCCTTTACGCATTAAATAAGGCAAATGACCGAGAATGAAAAATTAGTCTACAACAAATGGCTCGCTACTACATCACAAGCTATCAATAAACCATTCAGGCTTCGTGAAAATTGGCTTAATTTTGATTGCAGGGATGATTATCCTTTATTGCAAAGATTATGTCATTTCTTTTCAAAACATACTCATATTAAATGGGATGATTTTTTTCTAGCACCTTATAAAATCCGCAAGAATATTAATGCCGGTCGAATATCATTAGAATACTACACAAGCCCCAAAGCAATAAAGGATTATACGACATATATGAAGCATTTGATGCTTCTTGAACCAGACGATCACCAACAAATAAATCTTATTGTCGAATCATTTAAATATATTCGTGATTTTTGTCTCGAGCATAAATTATATGCACACCAATATTGCCAATATAAAGGAGGATATACATCTGCATTCTTAAAGCATATCAAGCAGCATCACGTTTCAGTATATGCAGTATTTGCATTTCCAGAATCATTCAGTACAATGAATGGACTACACCCTGAAGATTATGCGTTGTTTCTTGGCGATATTAACCTATATACATTAAAGACCAAATATGAAAAATCCCAAATAAAACCAAAAATACAACAATTATACCAAGCATTACAAAATTATCTTAAAAAAAATCTTGATTCACAACAATAACACATTTATATTAATCCATACAACCAAATAACATTATGTCAATACTCGACGAAATCTTCAGTAAAATTCAAACAGCACAAACTCCAAGCACAGATTATAAACAACCCAAAAACGAAAATCTTTTCAAAGCCGAAGTAGGCGTTACCTACACCGTAAGATTTATTCCATACATGCCAAACCCAGCGTCATCGATGTTATCCTTCACGACTCATGGCTGGGAAAGTCGCCAAAATGGTAGATACATTTCTATCCCGTGCCTCAAATCGTGGGGGCGCTCAGAGCTATGCCCGTGCTGTGAAACACGATTCGCAGAATTAAAAATTGGCACCGAAGCAGCAAAAGCAAAGGCAAGATTGCTTCGTCAGAAAGATATGCATTTCGCTAATATCTATATCATTGAAAGCCCTGAAGCAGATGACATTGGTAAAGTAAAGATCTGGAGATATGGTGCTGAAATTCATAAAATTCTTCAGGCTGCTATTGTAGGTGAAGATTCAGATGAATACGGTAAGAGAATTTTTGAATTGACTCCTGGTGGTGTTGATTTCCGTGTTCGTTGTGAAAGAAAGGGAACTGGCAAAGAAAGCACATTGACCTATACAAGCAGCAAATTCATCAGCAAGCCTCGTGATATGGGGCTGACTGCTGCTGACATTGAGAGAATTTACGGAATGTCACATGACTTATCAGCACAGCTGCCACCAAGAAAGACTGCAGAAGAAATTCAAAGAATTCTTGATGAACATTATTTTACATCACAAGACAAACAGCAATCATCCATTACATATGCGAAAGATGATGACGCAGAGCCATCAATTGGTACATATGGAGGACCACCACCAGTTCTTGTTGCACGAAACGAATTCGTTAGAAATGAAATCGAACAATTGAATACAAAGCAGACAGTGTCGAATATCGATTCGATTAATTCCACTGTGGATGATCTTCTTAAAGAATTCGAACTTCCTTAATTTCTAATATGACAAAACAAACTTACAATCGAGAAGAAGCCGAAAAGGCTTATGGAGGATTTCTCAAAGCTCTTGGCTTTAATTGGCGAGACAATCCACACATGAAAGATACACCGAAGCGTGTAACCAAAGCATGGATTGAGGATCTTGCAAAAGGATGTTTTGAAGACACACCAAAAATTACTTCATTTGAAAATGATGGCAGTTATGATGGTATTGTATGTCAAACAAATATTCCTGTCGTGTCGATGTGTGCTCATCACAATTTGCCATTCTTTGGATATTGTCATGTTGCATATATTCCGGAGAAAGACGGCAGGGTGGTAGGGCTTTCAAAGCTTAATCGTGTAGTTGATCATTTCAGCAGAAGACCACAAGTGCAAGAGACATTGACAATGGAAATACACAACTTTATTAATAATCTTTGTGAGCATAACAAAGGTGTATCAGTTCTAGTTGAAGCAAATCACACATGTTGTTCTCTTCGCGGTATTAAGCAAAATTCAACCATGAGAACTGCAAAGATGTCGGGTGCATTTATTGATCCACAAAACAACAGCCGCAATGAATTTTACAAATTTGTAGAGTTTGCACAGTCAAGCCGTAGTTTAGTTTAATATGCAAGAAGTATCTCGAGACGAAGCAATTGCAATGGCGAGAGTGGCTGCTTTTATGTCAAACCAACTTAATGGCATTGATAGTGCAGTTATTAATTCAAATAAAAATATTGTAGGCAACACGGGAGAAATATCAGTGGATAAGATATTGTCTGGTATTAAAATTGCAACACCACACCCACCACCAGGTCCTGTTATTGATGGTCTTGATGGAGAAAAGGTTGTTTTGCATGAAGTGCAAGGAGAAGTTGTAGATGCTCCTGTTCAAATTGACAATCCATTTGCAAAAGCATCATCACAAAACAAACCAATGGAACCACTACAATTGCCAGTAGGCAAATCACCAATCGCAAACATCATGAGAACAACAATGTTAAAGGATCCAGGGCCTTTATCTGTAACTGATCGGACAGTTGAAACCGTATCTGATGTTATGCCCATCAAACAAACATCAACAAATGATGAAATACTTAAATTGATCATAGAAAAATTAGTAACAATTGAACTCAAGCTTAACAAATTAATCAAGAAAAAGAAAAATGAAAATAAAAGTCCTCAAGGATAATTTCAGCGACTTCTTGAGCCCTATTGCAAGAATTGGTGATACTAATATTTCTTGCGCTCTTCACATTGAAAATGGCCATTTGTATGTCATTTCACACGATGCAGGTGCAAATTGTATTTATTACGCAAAGCACATCCCACTTGAGATGATTAACTTCGATTCGCCGTTTACAATTTATGTTTCGGATATTCGTAAGATCATTAATGCATTAGATGCAATTGATGATGAAGAAGAAATTATTCTTGATGTTAATGATAAGTGTATTAGCTATACTTCAGCAACATTAAAGTTCAAATGTTATTTGCTCGATCCATCTGTGGCTGCTACGGAGAAGATTAGTGCTAAGCTTATTGATTCGTTTACATTCGATGTAGAATTTGTGTTGAATACAAGCATATTCAGCAAGATTAATAAAGGATGCAGTTTCACAGACGGAAAAGGTAAAATTTATTTTTATACCAATTCAACTGATAAGAAAGTATATGTTGATCTTGACGACAAATCGGTTAACCATAGTGTCAATAATATTACATTCATTGCGGCTGATAGTTATCTTGGTGGTGATTTAGCAGCAAATTCTCCACTAGCAATTGATACATTTAAAATTATTAGTTCCCTTAAACATAATGTACAAACCAAGGTGAATCTTACAAAGGGTGTCTATATGTTTTATTATAAGGATCAGAATACTGAAACCAAATATCTTCTTAGAGCAGTAAAATAATTTAACCTAACACACAAACAACATGGCAAATAAAAATAAACCAACCAATGAGAGCTATTTCGTCAAGAGACTTCGCGATAGTGGTTATCTTGTAGATAGGCTTCCAATTCGATATGGACAACACGACCCACGAACTTGGTCGGTTGTTATCGACCAAGGACATTCATCAGTCATTGCGACCTTATTTCGCAATTTAGATGGCGTCGATGAAAACTATATTGAATTTTATGACGGAGATCAATTTGTACCAAAGAGATTCCGTTTGACTACTGATTCGATGGAAGTGATCATGGAGTGGCTGTATAAGTTTGGCATCAATAATAAGACAAACTTATACAATATGAGAAGTGAAAACTATCAGCCACCCACATCGGATCAATAAATAAATATATGAAGAAAAAATCCAAACCATCAGATTACGATTTGCATAAATCACTCAATGATCTTTCATCGCAATTACAAAAAGAAGGGTTTGGATTGTCTCCCGAGGAGCTGCAAGAATTAAAAAATGCAGCTGCTCGGGAGTTTAGCTCCCATAAAAGCTTTAAAGAATTAAAAGACAACAGTCAAAAAATCGTTAATTATTTGGCTGAATATTTTGATACCTTTATTTTGCTTGGATACGATTCTAAAGGAGAAAGAATTCAATTGCAATTTTGTGATAATGCATTGAAAGAAGACGCATTAATGAAATTTTTAGAACAAGTATTTATCAAATATCACAGACAAAGAAACGAATCAGACACATGAGAATAGCAGTAACCGGAACCCAATGTATAGGCAAAACGACATTCATTAATGATTTTTTAATGAGATGGCCGATGTATAAAAGACCCGAAAAGACATATCGTGATTTAATTTCGGAGAAAAATATCCAACTCAATCAAGGCGGTACTAAAGAAAGCCAAGAAATAATTCTCGATGCACTTTGCGAACAAGCGGAAGAAAATAAAGATGCAAAGCATTGTATTCATGATCGGTGTGTAATCGATAATCTTGCATATACCTGTTGGCTTGCGGCCAAGAAAAAAGGTGGGGTTACTGATTCCGATGTCACTGCAGCTATTCTTCAAGCACGAATGGCTCTCAAGTATTATGATGTTATTTTCTTTTTGCCTGTTTCGACAACATCACCAATTGCAATTGAAGCAAAGGAAAATAGAGACATTGATCTAGACTATCGGAATGAAATTGATCATTTCTTAAAAGCATTCAATGTTGATTATATTCAAAAGAAAGGCAAAATTTTTCCAACAGAAGATTGCCCTGCCGTCATTGAAGTTTTTGGTGATCGATCAGAAAGACTTCATTTAGTGTCGCTATATGTCAATGAACAAGGCAATGCATATGATGAAAAAGAAGGCTCATTAATTTCTTTTGATGGATTTACAGATGAAGAAGAAATGTCTGAATTAGAAAAGAACGAAATTTTGCGCCGTTTGACAGGTCCTAATTCATAAATAGACAACCTTGCCAGTAAATAAATACATGGATATTTTACGTCTTTATAAATTTATCAACGAAAATACCGTTACAAGCATCTTCAATGAAGATGAAGTGATGGATGAAATGGCACAAATTACTGGCGATTTGGGTGCTGCTATTAGAGCCGCATACGAAAAGCACAAAGATCAACCTGATAATGTTGTCAGATCAATGATCAAAAGTGACCCTGAAGTAAGAAATGCATTACAAGGCCAAAAGTTGCATGATAACCAACTAAACAACTTTATCAAAAATGCACGAGCTGGTAAAGAGCAAAGAACACGAAATGTTGCAAAAGTATACAATGCAGAGCCAAAGACCGTAAAACCATCAACCGAACCGACAACAAGCCAAGGAGATGATGAATATACTTGGACTGCAGATCAACCAAGTGATGAAGACGAGATTAAAGAAATGGCTCAAATTGCTGGTGATTTGGATACTGCAATTCGTTCGGTTATTGATAGCAATCGAAATCTATCCGATTCCGATCTTCGTCGCTTAATTCGTCGCGATCTTGCAGTCAGAGACGAACTTGAAAGAACAGGAGAAAAACTACACGACAATCAATTAAATCGTTTCATTGCAAAGGTTAAGGATGGCAAACCAACAGTCGCACCAAAAGCAGCGGAGCGTGAATGGTCTGAAGAAGAACCAGATAAAGCCGAAATCGCTGCAATGGTTCGCAAGACAATGGCAAATAAAGCAGGCCGTGCACTAAGTCTTGGATCTGGATTAAAACCAGCCCAGCTAGAAGACATTCTTACCACTCTCGATGCTGTTGAAGACAACGAAAGAGCATTTGAAGAAATCGCAAAACAACTTGCAGATGATTATGAGTTAACACCAGATGAAGTCAAATCTATCTATCACCAAGAGAAAAGCGGCGAACAAGGATACGACGATGAAAGCGACATCCCAGAACCGACAGACAAGGAAGATGAGTATGCACCAAAGCTAAAAATTGATCTTCCTGAACCATCAACACAATCTGCTTCTAAAGCAGTATTTGACAAGGCATCTATTCTATTCTCATTCAAGATGGGCGAGACCTCTTCCAGCTGGTGCTGAATATGGCGAGCCTGGTAAAGCAAGAACCGACACATCAAAAGAAATGGAAAGAGAAATGGATATTGACTATAGTTCATTCCAAAACTTTGCTCAAACCTTTAGTGAAGGTATTAAGACACTCAAATCGACAGTTATTACAAGATATCCACAGCAAATTCAATTCAGTGAAGAATTCGTCAATAAATTAGCCGAAGAGTTCTTCAATCATAACGTAGTATCCGAAGATAGAGGTACAATTCGGAATCTCGAAGAGAAAATGCTCAAAGCGTTAAGAATGCACATTCACGAAATTGCAAGACAATATCGAGAAGCACAACAACAATAAAAGAAAAAAGGGAGCGCAAAGCTCCCTTTTTTTGTGCTCAATAATTGCCAAATACGGAATCTCGATTATCACTATATGTCTTAATATTGTTAGACATAGCTTCGACATTTTGATCGTACAACTTAGCCGGGTGTGGTGATTCAGGATTATGATCACCAGGCAGACGACCAAAAATATCCTCGTCCGATACATCTGTAGTTTCTGCCTCTGGTGGTGCTCCTGGTTCGTACGCATATTCGTATCTTGAAGCTTCAATAAACCACCCATAATGCCTTCCAAGAAAATCACCACCGGCATTTTTGCGATCATACCTTTTTGTAACCTCAAAGACCTCTGCAGTCCTGCCTCCTTGACGGCCACATCCCGTATTAATAACGACGAATACATCACCAGCTTTAGGTTCCTGTCCTTTGAAGTATTGATCCCAAGTATCAAAAGGTATAGCCAAACTAACAGCAGCTTTAACAACAATACCAAACCGGCTTAAAGTATTGCTGTTTTCGCTAATTTCTACATATGCGCGGAATGTTTTATCAACATCAAATCCAGTGGTCATGTCTTCACCAAATAAAGAATTCATTTCTTCGAGTGAAAATTTATAGGGATAATATCGAATTATAACGCCATATAAATTAATAATTTCATGAAGCCAATTATTATATGATTTTTGTTCACCTGTTGGTTGATCACTACATCCTTGAATATATGACACAGGACCACCTAAATCAGCAGGATTAAATGAAAATGGTTCGTCAGTTGGATTGAAAGTAAAGGCCATTGATAAATATATTTATCAAAGAATGCGCGACTATACTTACAATTTTGAAATAGAGGATCTAATCGTACAATTTATTGACGCATTTAATGATGTTGTCATCAAAAGATACAACAAAGACCGTGCTGTAGAAGACCATCTTCATGTCAACTTTGTTTATGCACCAAAAAAGAGAGTTCTATATGACGTTGTAAATAAGAATCCAAATCCTCGTAATCTGCCAATTATATCAGTCTATATTGATAGCATCGACAGAGATCGAGATAGAGTCGAAAATAAAATTGAAAAAAGTTATTTTGTAAACGATTCAGGCACTCCAAAACAAAGACGCCAACCAGTACCAGTCAAAGTACAAATGAGTATGTCGGTGATCACAAAGAGCACCAATGACATGCTGCAGATATTAAGCAATTGGGTGCCATATACTGATCCTTATATTTATATTGATGTTATTGATCCATCAACTAAACAAACATTACGCACCAAGGTCGAATGGAGTGGTTCAATAAGACCAGAGCAAGAAATTGACGATCCAAAGGAGACATTCCGTACTGGTTTTAGCACATCATTTACCATTTACGGATATCTCTTCAAAAAAATAATTGAAGATGGAGGAAATATTTGTAAGATTACAACAAACATGTCTTCAGTCACATCACTGAATAAATGTTTTTTTGATCTTAAAGAATTTGAGACATCTATTGGTTTAACGTCTGCGTACAAGTCGACATTTGTAATTAATGGAGTTCCTTATCTGAAATGTATCAATCCAACCTATCTTGTTTTGGGTCACGAAAAATATGATTTTACAATCACAGGCAAAAACTTGGATTTTACATCTCATTTATTCGTAAGCGGACAGCCTGGAATGTTTCCGGTTTCTGCATACTCGTATTATAATTTTTTCCCAAATCTGAGCACTGTGTCAGCGATTAGTCCTTGTGCAGAGGTGCCAGCAACCACAACAATTGTCATACAAAGCAGTTGCCAGCCATTTTCAGCTATTCCTATTTCGGCGTTTACTGTCACCGAAAATGGACAATCAATGCAATTTACATTGCCATATAATCCAGAAGCATTTGGTGTTTTTGATATTATAGCAACGTCAAAATGTGGTTGTGCTCGTTTATCGCTTGATAGCATCTTAGATGAAA